GAGCGCCGCTTTTCGACCTCTCCCCTTTCCAAAAAATTAATCCCATATCGAATGCCCTGCGCGATAACCGACGTTATCGAGCATGGTCGACGGAATAGATAAATGGGCCAGAATTCGATATCCCGGTATCATTTATGGAATTCGAGAAATGCCATTACCCACCATTCCCATGAATTCGGCAAGAATTCACGGAATGCTGATCGAATTTCGCGCGAATTCAAAACAAAAGTAAATGCGAGAAATTCGAGTAATCCCCCGTTTTCATATCCCCTATTTCTTTGCCCATATTTCGTAATCCCCTTAATACACCGATTCAACAATTACCCATTAATCAAAAGAACGTGACACTTCAATTAATCCCAATTAACCGAACAAACATAGCAATACCGATTACTTTCAGTTAATCCCAATTCACCGAACCGAATTATCACCCTTGTGATCTTCTCGCTGACGTTTCATGCTCACACATTACTTAAGCCTTTCCTTTAATCATGCCCTTTAATGCGTCCCCTTTTAATACCCACCTATTTAAAGCCACTCCCTTTAATACCCACCACTTTAAGGGCAGTCGCTGACCACACTGGTAGGACACTAATAATCACAGTGTTTAATTACGTGCATAATACATTCACTTAATACAATGGTTAATACAAAGCCTAATCATTACACACTTAATACAATGCTTGATACATAACCCATTCACTGTTCACCTAATACAATGCTTGATACATAACCATACGTAGGGCACTGCGCATACGTAGGTACGTGTGTATACACAGTGCCCTACGTATATGCACATACCTACGTAGATAGGGCACCCTAAAAAGGGCTAAGTTACCGTGCTACCGACAAGCGTACGTAAAGCCTTGCAACACAAGGGTTTACGCTTGTTACCGTCGAAAAAGGCTTCAACGCTAGCGGACGAAAACAGGGCAAGGAATGTCCCTGTGACCATGTGGGTAAAAACTCTGTTAGAAGGCAACTCAGGCCGTTTAACAGATGGTTCTACGAAACTTGCTACCCGACCGCGCCGCCGACAATTCGGTGTAGTGCGACTACACTCAATAGCCAGCCCTAATTTTGGTCTCAAAAAGTCCTTGTGTTTTCGCGTAAGTCATGATATCGCGCGCCTTCCTTCTATCCACGCACGGACCTTGACCTGTGCTCACGTGGCACCGACAAGCGCACGATGTTTCACGTGAAACACTGCGCAGCACTTGTGCGAGAATTTTCTAGCTAGGTATTGCACGCATGTCAGTCGGTGTGTATAAAGGTGATATGAGTTGTTAGTGAGTAGGGCAGGGCACGCGGCGCGAGCCATGTGCGCGCAAGTCCCGACTCACGCGTGAACCTTGAAAAGTCAACAGAGTGATCCGGCGAGGACAGTCCAGCGTATGCGCTGCACATGATGCATCATCCGTTTAATGGTCTGTCACAGGTTTGAATGTACCTAGGTAATGCGGGTAGGCGTGCCGTACCAAGGCAACCGATATCCGCATTACCTGCGAACCATTCAACCCACACAGGAGAAGAAACAATGGGAAAGCTCAATACGGTAATGGTCCCGAACAATCGCATTCGTCGTGGGGACGTAATCGTTTTTGATCACAGGAATAAGCGCGCCGATAAGGTAGTGGACATTAAGTACCCGAACAATGATTCACTGCGTATCGACTTGGTACTAGCCAATGGAGTAATCGTCGATACCGATTCAATTCGATACTCACATGTTCGACTGGTACTCACAGACTGAATCAACCTTAGGCACAGGGTTATCCCTTAACCCTGTGACCTAGCGATGGATTCAATCGGAATTCACACAACACAGGAGAAAAGACAATGGCATTTACACAGGAACTTGACGGTATTTCCTTCCATCCTGTCGTGCGCGGTATCAATCGTCTGGCCGACGAAAACAGTTGGATCATTGAGTGTGAGGAATTCACATTTAAGCGTGCAGACTTCCCTCTGGTCACGATGGTTTACAGTCGCACGGATTCACAGGGCGACACAGACACCATGAAAGTCGAGTACGTCGGTGGCACAGTCCGTGCGGCTCACGTGAGTTTCATGACTCACACCATTAGCGGATACAAGGCACGCGGAGCGGTAGAAGGAATTTTGCGCGCCGAACCGTGAATCAACCTTAGGCGCATGTTTCACGTGAAACATGCGCCTAGCGATGGATTCAAGGTCTATCACTCACACAGAAGACGCTCACAGCGTCGCAGACAGGAGAACAAACCATCATGGCTACCAAGTACCAAGTCAACCTCGTCAAGCGCTCACAGACCAACACAGGGCGCACAATGGGCTATCACGAAAAGCTTAACCGTTGTTTGGGTATTGATCCTGAGCGTGGACGTAGGGCAGACAATTACGAAAAGCGACCACGACATAGTTTCGCGATTATGGGCAATGACAGAGAACTGACTCCCAATATCGTTGAATTCGAGGGGATGCTAGACAGTATCGGAACTAACGGTGAATTGTTAGGCGATGAACCTTATTCCGACAATGGCAAGCATCGACGACCGGCATGGAATGCGTCATGAGTTGGCAATACGCGTTAGTTCTCGCACTGGTCATACTCGCACCATTGTTCATTTGGTGCGAGTACGCATTACCGGACTGAATCAACCCTAGCTATTGGGATAACCAACCCAATAGCTAGCGATGGATTCAAACCATCACCACACAACACACAGGAGAAACAATTATGTCCTCTGAGAGCATTGAAACATTGAACACGAACGTCCTGGTCGGATTCACCGACCAGCGTGGTCACGCATGGCATTATGACGCCGCATATCAGGGTGCAGAGTCTAACCATTACTCCGGGGCTATCCCGGTCGCCGATATCAATCGTCGCTTGTTTAATTGGGAACCGTTGCAGGTCCCCATTCATGCAGAAGTCCCGACCGATAATGCAGAACACGCTACCGGCATTGACTCATACGGTAATCCTGTAGTTAACGTTCTAGTACCGGGAAAAATGGCAATTGTTCGATCGGACAATTACCGCACAATTGGTCTGCACAGTGATTCTTACGCAGTGCATGATTACCGCGATTGGCTCATTGGACTTGCAAGCAACGTTATCGGTGAAACTCTGCAACCATCGTCGGCCGGACTTCTCAAGGGCGGTGCCGTTGCTTGGGTAGAGTTCTCCATTCCTGAGACAATTCACGACGCTAAAACCGGTATGGCATTCCGTAGCAATTACCTTGCCACTACCGCTCTCGATGGTTCATGCGCCACTACCCACGGACTAACCATTACTCAAACTGTCTGTGACAATACTCGCGCGGTAGCGCTTGGTGAGATGAAAAGGGATGGACGTTTCTTTAAGATCAAGCACACTAAGCATTCCAACGCAAAAATTGACCAGGCACGCGAAGCATTGGGATTGGTTGAAAACGGTATCGAACTGTACACAGACCAGATTCACATGCTGAGCGATATTGAGATTGACGACGCGCAATTGTTCGCGTTTCTCGATGCTTGGGCACCGTTGCCGGATGAAAAAGGCAAAGGATACACGCGCACGGAAAACAAGCGCGACAAATTCCTTGATATGTACCGTCATGATGCAATGTGTGCAGATTGGTCCGGTACTGCCCTTGGACTTGTCCAGACAGGAAACACGTTCGCTCATCATGCGTCCGAAATTCGTGGGGAAGCATCGCGTTACGAGCGCAATTCTGAAGCACGCATTAAGGGCAAGTTTGACGCTTTGGATGAAGAATTGTGGAAGATGGTACAGGTAGCTATCGCCTGAGAAGCGCTCAGTTCGATTCTGTGAGGGTTTAGCGGCTCTAGGGTAGACAGACCTACCCTAGAGTCTGCCATGTCCACACAGGGCAACACAGACAGGAGAAACACACATGTATGCGCTCACAGTGTATTGCGACGACGGTAACGGTAAGTACGTAGACCCTATGTCAGGTACTTATTCGGTCGAAAGAATTGGTCAGGTAATTACAGAACTATTGATATCCGTAGCTACCGACGTAGTTGTTTCATTTGAAGTATCCAAGTCAGGAGAATAAAAAGTCATGGCACGCAATAGTTATTACAATGGTGAACGTCCAATAGCACTTGAATTCAACACAGTTGTTGGTACAGATTGTTTAATGTGGGTAGATGGAAGAATCTCACAGGAAAATGCAGATCAAAAGGTAGTCGATAAGGCTAAGCAATTGCGTAAACGTAGGCCACACTTGCAACTAGAGGGATATACGAAAATGGGTAGCGATATATATCGAAAACTGCCTAGTCATGTAATCAATCAAGCAAACAAGGATTAGTCATGAAAATTTGCGCACATATCAATCTGTCCCCTTATGACCATGATCATAAGCGTTTCGATTCTGTGAATGAGGCAAAGCAATATCTATATGACGCTTACCATCGTCACGGATTGGTAGATGAGGGGAGTAAGTATTACCCGAACGATTACGAGCAATATCACACCGCGTGCATTGACTACTACCCACAATGTGATGAGTGTGACAGTGCAATGAATTTCCATGACTACCCAATGGGCAGAATTGTTATCGGTGCCCGGGGCGGAATTAAGAATGTGAGCGTTTAACAATGGATATTCTTGTTGCACTAACAATTCTGCTAGGCGTACCAACCAACCATTGCCACTTAGACGCACCGACGCGTCTAAGTGGCACAGGTGAGCTATTGGAAGATGAATCGCCTTATGGCTCACCTTGTGGCGCACCGTTGCGCGCGTACTCGGATGGGCTTGCCTACTTCTCAGATGGTTGGATTACCGACGGTAATAGTTGGTGGAAACCATAGGGTTATATCGACTCTGATTACACAGTGAGCTAATCACTGTGTAATCAGTGAGGGATATAAACCTCACTCACACAACACACAGGAGAACAATCACAATGGATACCGCACAAGAAGCACTGTTTAAGGCAATGCTTAACAATGATTGGTTTACCGCTAGCGATGGTCACGTAGACTCACCTACCGGATATTTTGGTTATGTGACCAATACTGAGCGCGATAATCTCACTGCCACTAATGGTGAGTTTATGAGTTTTTTTGGTGAGACTATCGGCGCGTATGGTTGGCCCAAGCATGATGAATTGATTGGTAGTTTCGTGGCAAGCATTAATAGCGACGGAATTATCACTATCGTTGAATTCCCTAACGATACACTAGCGCGCGAACAATTCAATAAGTTGCAAATTGCTTATGAATCATGGAATGAGGAAAACTAATCATGTCTAACTTGAATCTGCCTGATATGTCCGCCCATGCGTTGCGTGGGATCGTAAAGGGTGACGGTAACTACCATCACATTGCCTATAAAACGGAATGCATGGTTACTAGCGATAGGGTTAATATCACGCATCACGGTAACCTTATTGCGGTATTGCGCGATGAATACATTTTCATTAGTAATTGCGGATACGAAACGCGCACTACCGCCAATCGGCTAGACCATATCGTTAGGGCATACTGCCCTAGGTATTCCGTGGGTATTACGCAGGGCAGTATGGTTATCCGTGACAGAGACAACGGATGGGCAGAATCGCCTGTGTATCCCGGCGGAATTTTCATTAATCGCAATGGCACTATTACCCGATAGGATTAAAGACAATGGCACAGACTAAGCGCACCGACGATACTGTTTTCATTCCTAGGCGTACGCGCACAGACAGGAGAACGGAACGTCATACTGAGCGCTCAGCATGGCAACGTGAATTCTCTCAGTACATGAGTGAGCGTTTCGATACCGAAGACACAGACTAGAACCTAGACCGGATCACTCACCACAAACCACACAAGGCGTTATTACCTAATTTTCTAGGTAATAACGCCTTGTGTGGTTTGTGCCCGTTTTTTATTTAATCCGATAGTTAGCTGCGCTTATTATCTAGATAACGAATAGATAACGTCACAGTGACGTTTCTCGCCTGAGTATTCCTGCCCTGTGTTCTCGCACAGGGCACAGGGCACACAGGGCACCCATGCCGACACAGACAAGTGCTGGTCACAGGTGAGCGTGAGCGCTAGAGACGCACAAGGCAAGCGCTCAGATCAGCACACAGGCGCTAACGGTACCTACCTAGGGTTAGGACATGGCTAGGCACAGAAAGTCTCTCAGAATCGACGCTAGGCAGCTCTATCGACGTTTACCCTGGTCACGTAGAACCTACGCGCGGACACACGGCAGACAGGAGACGAAAAACAATCGAGAGAACTAATAGCGCTCAGTTATCGCGCGCTTGCATTCCTGTCGGTTAACGGGTCACACTGAATCAATTCACGTTGACCGACACCGATCATTAACACAATCATTTAAAATGGAAAGATAGGTGAACTATGTCTAAAGCCAGATTAGAACCAAAATATAATGCCGTATTGCCTAAGTATCTTGGAATCGTTTGTTATTCAAAGTGCATTGCTAATAAAAAGAATTATGCACATACTAATACCAGTCAAACACTTAAAGAATTGGTAGATTACTTTAAATGGAAAAGTGTTTCCTATTTGGTTACCGGATTCAATCGTGATTCTATTACTAAACCCGTTATGTATGTCTATGTATTGAATGAAACACAATCGGAATACGTCTGTAAATACATGTACACAATTGGACCTAAGGGTGGAATTAAAAGGAAGGCGAGAAACAATTATGCCTAAGAATAAAGACAAAGTATCAGACCATGAATTTGTGCCTGTGCCTAATTCGAGGTTGTGTGGCTATCAAAATTCTGTGCAAATTAGCCTAGGCTTATTTGTAGTTGGAACGTCAGGGGACAAGTGCCTACGTCCACGATGGAAGCATGAATAATTTTTGTACCAATGTTTGTATTAGGTGAAAATGCATTTTGTACCAATGTTTGTATTAGGTGACACGGAATTATTCAGAAAATTTGTGCATATTTTGATTTCAGGAATTTTCAGGATTCCGTGTTTTTCCTCTTTCAAATATTGGCGCTTGAAAATTATGGCTTTTTTGCCTGTTCAAATATTGGAGTTTTAAAATTATGGCTTTTTTGCCTGTTCAAATATCGGCGCAAATAAAAGCTGGCTTTTTTGCCTGTTCAAATATTGGAGTTTTAAAATTATGGCTTTTTTAGAAAGTGAGAAATTATGGCAATAAAATTCTTTTGCGACAATTGCGGAAAAGAAGTGCAATGGGAATTCACAATTAAAATAAAGATTGAGGATAACCTCGAAATGCATCCTATCCTTGGGCCAAGCGAAACTGTTTGTTCGCCGGAATGTCTCGTTCAAATAGTTACAGAGAAAAAAGCCCCCCAAATTAAGAAGAATAAAAGGAGACCGTAGTGGCTTTTTTGATAAAAGCTGTGCTATTTGTACCAACGCAAGTAGCGCTGAAATTAATGCAAGCGTTTAACCCATTGCCTAATCCATTCGAGGGAGAAAATAATGAAAGTAACAGTAACCCAGGAACACATTGATAAGGGCAAACGGTGGGAAATATGCAACTGTCCTATTGCATTGGCATTAAAAGAAAAAGGATTTAATAATGTAGAAGTTTCTACATTTGAAATATCAGCAAGCAAGCATAATGATCTAATGATTAATCATTATAGGGTGCCTTCTGTTGCAAAGCGATTTATTAAATCATTTGACGACGGTCACCCTGTTGAGCCATTTACTTTTGAAGCGAGAAAGTACAAAGATGAGAATTAGTCTACGTAATTACGCCGGATTTCCTTCCACGGACCAACGGTACATGAGACTGTTTCGATGGATTACAGGCGCAACTAAAGGTGTCAGTATTGATATCGAAACTCTAGCGGAGTGGTCGGAACTAAATCCCGGACTATTGTTTGATATTGCCCAGAAAGATAAAGCATTAGCAAAGGCTGTGTACTATTTTCAATATGGCAAGTTTGTTAAGGCTCCCGGTTCATTCCGTGAAGGACATGAACTACAATTTGATGCAAACCCAAAAGAAATTGTACCGTACCTGTTCAAATAACAGAGCTTAAAAATTATGGCTCTTTCAAATATTGGCGCGAATAAAAGCTGGTTTTTTAGAAAGGAATGGTATGAAGATCACAGTAACTCAAGAAAATATTAGTGAAGGCATTAGTGAACCGCATAGTTGCCCTATTGCCCTGGCAATGTCGGATGCGGGCATCGAAGACCCTGGTGTGTCCCCCCTGGCATTAGTTGGAAAGACAAATGAAGGTAGAAACCTGCATGTAACAAATCCACCAGATGACAAAGTAACGAGCTTTATTAAAGCTTTTGATAGGTTTGGTGCAGGCGCTGTTCAGCCATTTGAATTTGAACTGGATTGGGAGTAAGCAATTCAGATTAAATACCTAGAAAAGCAGACACAAAAAGCAATGGAGAAATATAATGAGTAAACAAGCACGAGCGCTTTATAAGATGATAACCGTGGCAGCTAACGATTACGTTATTGTCTATAAAAGTGAATTGAATAATGAATGGCGGTGGGCACGCAAGGCCGGTAACCACCTAACTCTGTCCGTGTCGTCTGAGAGTTACACTAAGGCCAGACACGCCCGTATCATGGCCGGACGATGCAATCCTGGTAGCCCGGTCATGGTGGATGAGAAGCATTTCAGCAGGAAAACCTAGGTAGGCACCCGACAGGAGAAAAAAGTTAGGGCAAAGGGTTGCGCAGTCGAAAACCCGCGTGCTAGGTTGTAGTCACAACAAAACAACGGCGGCAGGGTCGAGACGGAAGTTCAGATGAACTTGACTCACCGGGACACCAACAAGTACTCTCGACTCTGCCGCACAAGCTTCACATAATTGAAGACCCAAACAACCGAACCACAAGGTTCCCAACGAAAGAGAGAACATCATGACTACTGCTGTTGTCGAGAACGAGACCGTCACCAACGAGACCGTCAATCCTGAGGCTGAGACCGAGGATAACGAGCCGGTTGATTATTCGGCATTTGAGACCGCCGTTGCGGCCATCGACAGTGAATCCGCCAAGGATGACAAGTCGGATGCTGTTAAGGCCGCTAAGGTTGCTTACGGTGACCTTAATCCCAAGTCTAAGCGCGCCGCGCGTAAGTGGCTTAAGGATGAGTCCGAAAAGGCAATGCTCGATGATGAGTTCGCCGAATCCAAGCGACTTATTCTGATCCGTAAGTACGCTGCGGTTGCTCCGTCCAAGGCTACGACCGGTCGCGGTCCGGGTGCGCCGAAGAAGACGCCCGAGCAGCGTCTTAAGGAAACGTTTATTACGCTGCATCGTGCATACCAGCTTGCCGCTGCTAAGTTGCAGGGTAATGCCGAACTCGATTTCGCTGCGGTTCAGGCTGAGGCTGATACCGACCTTACTCCGGCATTTACCTACGTGCAGTGGATCGAGAGCGATTACGAGGGTGACGAGCCTGACGTTTCGCCCGAGTTGAAGCGCGCCGCGCGTGTCTCGTTGGGCCGTGGTCCCGGCGGACAGGGCCGTAAGCCCAAGAAGGATGAGGATAATACTCAGGCTAGTGATGCTGAGGCTGCTGTTGACACCGATAATGACAACGAGGCAGACTCGCCTGAGTAATTAGGCAACACGACTGGACGTGTATAAATAGGCGTTAGGTCCAGTGCGGGTGATGGTATTGAGTATTTTGGAATCGGTGCCTCTACCATCACCGTCGTGGTAATGGGTTTATATACACCTACATCTCCGAGGTTCAAAGAGATATAGACTGCATTACCTGACTTTACCGGTGGGAAAGAAACCGGGAACCTGGTAAGTAGACAGGACTAGCGTGGAGATGCAATCCTGCACGAAAGCCAGCAATAATGGTAGCCCCTGACGAAATAGGCAGGCAAGCGCCGATTCGTGGTTAAGAAGTTAGCCACGTGCATTGTTCCTAGGTGTTATTTATGTTTCCCCCGTAGTAAATAATTACTTAGGATTTTTATGACAACTGAATATCCGGTGCGTGTTCTCTCTTACAGAGGGGATACGGGAGGTTAACCATCACGCTTAGCGAGTGGGTATTAGTACTAGAACAAATTTCTCTAGGATAGGTGCAAATCCTATTGCCTCCACTCTTATAATTAAATACAGCAAGCCCCTGTGGCGAAATTCGGAATACGCGGGAGACTTAAAATCTTCTAGCCTTTATGGCTTTATCGGTTCAAGTCCGGTCAGGGGTACGCAGTTTATAATTGAATAAAAACCAAGGGCCTGATCGGTTTCGACTGTTTGATCAGAGTAATTGGAAGCGTGCTGGTGTTTGATTCTATTTCCACCATAAGCGAATGAATCACCTAATTAAGCGCCGACGATAATGTTGACGCTGATTACGTTGCCGCTGGCATCGCTGACGTCGAGGCTTTCCTCGCCGACAGCGTTCTCGCTAAGGCGTAATCAGGTTATAGGCACTCCGCTTTTCCGGCGCCTATAACATACTCAGAAGGAAAAGTCAGGCACAGTAGCTATCGCCAATATACAACTACTGTGTAAGCAAAAAGAATTGGCAAAGATGTTCAGGTAGGTTGTTAGTAACAAGCCTGAGTCTCACGTTTAAACTAACTACGCACGTAGAAGCTATTACAAAGAAAGACAGGACGGGTGTTCGATTCACCCCAGGTCCACTTGACTAATCAGATTATGGTGTTCTCCTAGTTGTGTGGGTGATTTTCAATCTGATTAGGCAGCAACAAAAGGTCGGTGCATAGGGGATATGCATTCGACCTTTTGTTGTCTCTGCACGGTATTATCTAGAGCATTAGCATCCTCAAGAGCGCCGCCGCCGGCCGGATATAAGATCACCACCCGGCGCGCATATCTGCTCAGCGTCGCATTCAGTGCGAAAAATTCCCCCTTGCATTGGTGTCGGTTACCGTCTAGAGTCTAGTTATCAGCAAGGCGCACAGACAGGAGAACGAAATGCAAACTGGTGGTTACTACTGCGGACAGCGGTGCATTATTGTACCTGCAACCCAGAGCGTTGTAGACATGGGATTGCCGGATGATTCCGCACCGGCTCCTGATAATCAGGATGGCACACTGCACCGATACGGCAATGTTATTATTGCAAATAAGTCTAAGAAGAAGTTTATATTCGAGAGCAATGAAGCTGCTCTATTGGCTATGCGCCATTCTGTTGAATACAATAAGTTGAAGGGGTGAGTATGAAAAAGCTTATTGCACTAGTATTCATGTCCCTGTTTATTGTCACGGCGTGTGGCGATGAAGTAGAGCATGGCGAAGTAATCGAGAAGCGTTATAACGAGGAAAGCACTAGTCTTATTCTTGTGCCAGTATGTGACGCAAAAGGCATCTGTACTCAGAATCAAATCTGGCAGACCAATCCCGAGAGTTGGGAAATTCGCTTGCGTGATTGCGTCAAGCGTAACGATGATGGTGAATGCCGTACACAATGGCGTGAAGTTAGCGAAACTACTTATGAAGAGATTGAAATAGGAGATGAAGTATAATGGCTACTAATATTAAAGCACGAATTATCGCTACGCTGTTTACTAGCGCTATCGGTGTTGCTATGCTCACCGGATGCGATGACTTCTCCGAGGGCTATGCACAGGGCAGCGGTAGCGGCCCCCAGACGCAAGCTCCGGCGACGAATGTCGTTCCGGCCACCGAAGAGACCCGCGTAGACACTCCCGATGAGCGTTTTATTATGCTTCTGGATAATGCCGGTGAGATTACTGACGGTGAAGTCACCATTGAATACGGCGGTGTTGAATCAGAGATGATTGATTTCGGTCGAGCTATTTGTACCGATCTTAATGATGGTACTTATTCCACCGGTACCGAGGCAGCGATTGATCTATATCTTAGTGATACTGACAATTTGTTTACTCAGGATGAGATTATCTATATTGTCGCCGCGTCAATTAATTCATACTGCCCCGATGAGGAATAAATGGGAAGATTGCCCGATCCAGAAGAGTTTGATCTAGCCGATAGTGTATTTGCTCTAGCTAAAAAGCGAGATATCGAACTAGACGACCACCAGAAGAAAGCTGTTACAGCCTTTTCTAGGGGAATGAATGCAGTATCCTGGAATCGAATATACGGCAAGACTGTGGTCATGAACCTAATTAAAGACGTAATGAGTGGTAAAGATGCCTGAACAAAACGATGAACTAGAGATGCTAGGCCGTGCTGCATTCGGGCGGCAGGCTGTGACACCGACGACGCAAAGAACTGGCAGGAATACTTTAGGCCACTGAGACCAGTATCAAATATCGACAAAGAAAATAACGGCCTAAATTTCTGGGCTAATCATGTTGCAGGTAAGATTACCGATCTAGATAACGAATGGGCTAAAGAAGTGGAAGACCTGGAAGAAAAGGTTCAGAACCTTGAAATGGAACTAGAGGAACTGAGGAATGGGGATGATGTATAAATGGGACGCCAAACACTAAAGAGCCACGGCCACAATTTCGTCGACCATTTGCAAAAGCATTGGGGAAAGAAAGGTACTGCAACTTATCCTTTAGTATTCCGTGATGCCGATACCGATAAGGAATACCAGTTTACCGGCATGGTTATTACTTCCGAAGATGATAAGACTGTCATTTATATTAAGGAGATTCCATAGTGACTAAATTCAAGCAGAAGTTTCCTGAACCATTTTACTTGCGCCTGAATACTCGCCAAGAGGTAATGCTTTCTTGTCCGCGTGTGGCAGAGTTTCTAGGTGAATCGCAGTGCGAGCATTTTAAATTTGGAAAGCTGCCGTCCTATGCAATGTATGAGGATCGGAAGGGTAGCAAAACAGACGAACAGGTTCAGGCTGCACGAGATAAGGCACGCTGCAAGCTTAATGCCCATTACATTTATTCAAATACTGATGGTTCAATTAGTAAGCTGTGCAGTACACATGTGTATGATAAGCTCTACGATGCACGGTGGAATAGTGAACGAGAAGATGAGGGTAAAAAGCATTGGTACCAGAAATGGGGAGATAGACTTGTAGATCATCTTCTAGAGAAAATCTACTCATGAACCGAGACCCTGTAATCAGTCTCACCTGTGCTCGATGCGGCATGGGTATGTACGTAGGAGTGGAACGATCACTGAATCCTAGATTCATTCGTAAGTGCTACGACTGCTTTAAGAAAGGGTGTCAATATGTCTATGAATCCAACCGCCCACCCGGTTCCAAGCTCCATGAAGCAGACCCTGAATGGAGAGTCCAGGTCCAAAGCCGTTTGCTGTAATTGTCATGAGCCAATTACTCAGTTTGAGGACATATTGATAATGGAGTATGTATGGATTCACGACATTAGTCATAAGAAAGATTGCGAGTTTTAACATGATTACCATTGATCAGATTACTATCGTTCATCCTGAGAATGCGCCTTCGCGTATTCACATGATGGTTATTGACGGTATTGATCTGATCAAGGAACCTAAGCCTATTGAACTGGGCGATTGGTTTATTCAGTTCTACTCCGAGAACGCAATCTCATTTTATTCACCTACACAGGTATATGAGGTGGACTCCGGTCTACTGGGTAGTCGTACAGGCGCAGACCTCATTGGTCCGTATATGAACACACCAGCGGCAGAATGGATGGATGCTGCTAACTGCCCAAGTAGACCGCATGAAATAGGTGAGTTTGAACAATACGAGGGTGCGTTTAATTCTTCAAATATATACAGTCAACCGGTATATCCGGTGACAGTATTCACCCCGGCTACTGGTCCAATATCACGAGACCTATTCATGCCGGTACTTTATCTAAATGAAGTAATCCTATGCTACGGCCTAGATTACCATTTGACACCGGCAGTCATCCCGGCTTACTGTGGTGATATCGTCTTTGAACTCCGACCCGGAAGGTGGACAGGAATTGAACAATCCGATTATTCCCCCGATGCCCCCTCAGATTCCAGTACCTAATGATAAGAGTAAAGCCAGAGCCAAGAAAGAAGCATACGGAAAATGGCTTGATGAGAACCGTCCCGACGCACCAGTACAGATTCCCCAAGCATCACCTAAGCGTCCAGATAGTGTGACCGAGGAACCGGCAGGAGAATACTCAGACAGGGATGACTTTTCTGGATTTGAATATCTTGTAGTGGTAACCTATGGTGCCGGATATCACGAGAACGATTGGTATCAGGAATTTATTCACCCGGCCCCGGCGCGGCAACTATACGATTTGCTTAAATCTCAGGTCGGCGTGAACAACGTAATTCAAAGCGTTGAAATGAAGGCACGCACCGTAGGCGATTGGCTGCATAAGTACGGTACCCATGCACAGGGAGAGGTAGGCAAGTAATGGACATGATCGGAAAAACTGTAGAATTTGACGGCAAGCAATGGAAAGTAATTTCTAAGATTGACACGTCCCGCCATGACTCTCGTTACCAAAAGCGTATTGCCGATCTTAATGGTCTGTTTGTATGTAGCGATGAATTTGGTAATACCACCGCTCTCTACGGAACGGATATCGGATACGTCCCATGACAGAGAAGCTGGAACAGATACCAGAAGACAAGAAGGGTATGCAAATTGTTGCATTTACCGATGTAGATGAGCAAATAGAGGGATTTATGAGTATAGTTAGGGATTATAAAACATCAGACGAGGGTATAGAAAAACTGTTTAATCAGTTCACTACCGAACTCTACAATTCTAAGCTATATCATTGGGACTTTGATAAATCTCAAGCTCATGCGGTAATCACTACCCTGTTTCAGAATATTGAAAAGAACAGGTCTAAACTTGATGACGCAGCAATAGCCAGAGAAAGAGATAGGAAAAATTTAAACCAGCTTGTTGAAGCATTCCATTTTCAAGTAGATATAAATGCATCATATATTTACGATGATCGTGCATATTCATCACTGGATAATGCAAACCGGCTAAAAAATATTTTTTCTAACTACAGAGAATTTGTACACCAAGCACTTAAATCATCTAATGAGAGACTAGAGTTTATAACCAAAGCTCTTAAGGTTTTGGAAAACGTAGACGAGCGTTACAAGTGGGCTATTAATGCGGACATGTTTAAGTCTGGGTTCTATGTCTATAAAGATTCTATATTCAGAATCCGCCGTGTCGGCAAATCTCGCAAGGTAGAAGTTTCTCTTATGTCAGAGAGTAGTAATGAAGTAACATTCATGGAGTCACCATCTTCCATGTTTAGAAAGCTCATCTATCAGAATCCGATGACACAAGATGAAGTACTAGCATTGTGCGAGCAGTATAAATTCTGTGCAGTTTGCGGCAGAAAAATTGAAATATTGGAGTCTGTAAAACGTGGCATTGGGCCAGTATGCGCAGAGAAACTAACAAGAATGGATATTGATACAGCCCTAGCTAGAAGTAATAAGGACGGTGACGATGACTAGTATGCCTAGTGTGCCTAATGTAGCACCAGCGCCCGATGGTCAAGCAAAGCTGCAAAAGAACTGCCGTACATGCATTCACTTTATCGACGGTAAAAAGCCTGAGGTTGGAGCACGGCTTTTTAATGACACTGTTGGCAATGACGTATGTGCTAAGTTCGGTAGAATTATTTCCAACACTAATGATAGTCCAGAAAACACTATAAAGATTCAGGACAGTATTGCTAGCAATTGCGATGAATGGGAAACATCGGCAATTTCTCCCGCTATCAATTCAGAACCAGCAGAGTATAACCACAAGTGGATTACCCTAGGTATTCCGACATTTGATCCGGGGCCACGAAACAGCGACCAAGAAAAGCCTGCATCATGTGCATTCTGTGCATTTAGACGAGCACCTATTAACGCGGTGTCCGCAGAAATTGGTGTGGAATCTACCCTGCCCGCTTGTACTGTGTACGGCACCCTTATTCTTCCGGGACAAGGTGCCCCTATTGCTCGCACTTGCCATAAGGGTGTTAAGGGTCCAAACAGTGACAACAATATCGCAACGGTAGATATCTTTCCTGACATGGTTCTAGATATTGCGCCAGAGAATATGAAATTCGATGATCCGCTAGATTACCAGACTGATCAATTGGTAAGCGAAGAAGATAAGAAGATTCACGGCATTCAGGCGTGGCGTAAGGTTACCGAACCTAATGGAACACGCTATATTATGATGCCCATCTTCAATCCGTCGTCATTCAATGACGAGGACAGGAAAAATATCCCACGTCCTGGCGATGATGAGCACCCCGAGCTATATCTAGACCACCTTGGATTGCTCTACAGAATGCTTGCACTATGGAAGATGGGGTTTACTCCGAGCCTTTCCGGTACGGCAGGCGTAGGAAAGACAGAAGCATTTAGGTTTATTGCTTACCAGATGCAGCTACCATTTCGCCGTGTGTCTATTAATAACTCCACGGATATCGACCACCTGGCTGGAAAGACTGAGTACGCCAAGGATATTGGTACCTATTTTCAAATGGGTGTTATTCCCAAGGCTTGGAATTCTCGCTGCGTTCTGGTAATTGATGAGCCTAACGTTGGACCGCCTGATGTATGGCAATTCTTCCGACCACTCACCGACAATTCCAAGCAACTTGTATTGGATATGGATAAAGGTCAGAAGATTCCGAAGAATGAGCATTGCTATTTCGGCATGGCAATGAATCCTGTGTGGGACATTCTCAATGTGGGTACTCATGAAATTGGAGATGCTGATGCACGTCGATTGATGCACATTTATGTACCACCACCAGATGCAGCGACTGAAAAGCAAATCATTATGGAACGCTGCCTCACCGATGGATATGCACTGCCAACTTCCCTGTACAACACTATCAGTAGAATTGTCAATGTTATTCGTGCTCAGTCTGCTAGCGACACATTGCCATTTAGGTGGGGAACTGCACAGACAATTAAGGTGGCATTGGCTACTCAGTATTTCAATATCGTTGATTGCTTTAGGCTAGCTATCGTGGACTTTATTGATCCAGACTCAGGGGAAATTGTATTGGGGATTGTTAAGAGTAATTCACGGTGATAGGTCTCTCAAATATCGGACAAAATAAAAGCTGGCTTTTTGGAGGAAATATGAACTTTACAGGTATTCTTGTTGCTGTTGCTCATGGTATTCAGTCTGCATATGGCATGTATCAGCAGAGCGAAAGAGAGCGTAAGCATTTTAATCTGCAATTGATAATGAATAATACCGCTAATTCGGTTCAGGCTACGGATTACGATAATCTGGACAAGATTCCGCGTGAACCAATTACTGTTACTGGATTGCCTGATGCATTTCTAGCCTTCCCTTATGCCATCCTGGCTGATATGCTGTACACGGCACTGCATGATAGTGACAAGGTTGCCATTTCTGAGCCTCTGCTCAAAACCTTGGTAGATATTGCATCTACCTATGATGATTTTAATGACCGGTCTTTCGGTGCTCTTAATTCCGTGAAGGAACTCCTGGAAGAGAACCGTCACTACTCCGAGGTTTTAGCCACAAAGCGCAAGGCTGGACAGCATTTCTAATGACTATCTGCTATTGTGATCCAAGTGATCCAGATGAAAAACTTCCTAATTGTATTTGTGGACACGCCCATTTAGACCATGAAGGTTGTCCATGCGGAATGCAAACAAGCTATTGCTTTGAATGTGAATGTGAACAATATAAGGAAAAAGCATGAAGCTTAAAAATTGTAGACCCGGTACTAAGGTGGAGGTAAAAACCAGAGCACCTTCTAATAACAAAGGCGAAATTGTCAGAGTAGAAGGCGACAGAGTAATTATTGAATATGACTGGATTGACGGGATGGAATGGTCGTTTTCACCGGATGAGCTAAGGAAAAGATATGAGTAATGTTCCAATGCCAGAGGTACCCAATTTAAGCAACCCAAGTGTTGAAGATATTGTGGCTATTCTTACGCAGATGATTCTCACTGAGTCTGTGTTTGTTCCGGTCATAATCCTCGATGAAGCTTTGCTTATGGCTAGAAAGGTAAAGGATACGCTGACTATTGTTAACGACAACTCGCCAGAAAAGATGAGGGTTGAAAAGCTGGCAAGCGATCTAGAAGAACGTATTAAGATGTACAATAAGGTTGTATCAGATTTCGGACATATCGTACTAGGAGTTAATAATGCCTAATCGTCAGGTTGTTTTTGATGCCATTGATGTAGAGATCAAAGAAGATGTGGGCGGTTTTTATACCGTTCCTGGCCCCGGTGAATTTACCACCTTGCTTGATTCGATCCGTTACAAGATTGGTGTTGCACAAGCTAAAACCGGATTGAAGTTCAAGGTTCGCCATATCACCCACCTGGTGGACGGACGAGACCAGTTCGATCAATGGGATATCATTGTTAATGATCGAGTTATTTCCTCGGTTCCCGAAGGTAGTATGGACCTGGTAATCAATGGTATCGTGACTGGTGCATTCGCTCAGCACCAAAAGTCGGCAATGGGAGGTATCAATTGAATGAAACAAAAGAAGAACGTGCAGTACGGGTAGTCAAGGAATTCAATCGAATTAGGCCAAGCCTTTCTTCTTTCGCCAGTTCTCTTGCTGGCAAAAGGGTGGAAGTTAAAGCCGGTCCGGTTACACAAACTGATGGTAAGACTATTTTCCTGACGCCTCCGCTGACCCTGGCCCACAAGCCTGAGCATGTACGCAATCTGTGCTATCAGCGTGGCGATGATCATCGTGAACTGTGCCCGGGGTGCCGCAGGATCGAGGAACTGTACACCAATCTGCATCATGAACTAGGGCATATTATTTTTAACTCTCTGAATTTTCAGATTGATCCTCTTGAATATCAATCTGAAATCTCGGACATTGCCGTAGAGTTCGGTGGCATTTCTTATGCTTCTAAGTTGCAAAAGCGAATTCGAGAAAAGAATCGTTACATGCAAGCTGTTGAGCTAGCGAATAAGCTCAATCCTTACGTGGGCCAAGGCTGGAATTTCTTTGAAGATTACCGAATGGAAGAATTGGTAACTATTGCTCAGCCCGGATTTGCTACTATGGTATGGCACGACGCTGAGAATATTCTTGTTAATGGTATAGAAGACCTAGACGGCAAGATTACGTTCTGGAAGTCCAGGCATGTAGATATTCAATCGTTTAGTGCCTGGCTGTTTGCTGCGCAAGGCCACGAGATTGAAAAACATTTCGATCCTAAGGTTGTTGCTCCTGTACGCAATTTCATTGAAGAATCTCAGAATATACCATTTGTAAATCCTATGCACGCTGTGCTCATGAGTGTGGCTTTTGTTGGATTCATGAAGCAGCACGGATTTTTTCAGGAAGAAGATGACGAACAACAATCGGAACCAGGGAGAGACGACGGAAACGAATCAGGAGGTGAATCAGGAGAATCCACAGACGGAACTGGAAGCTCTGATAGAGCAGACGAAACTGCCGTGGATGCAGACGACCAGGGTACTGCTGATAGCTCGAATTCTTCTAGGGATGAGGGTGAGCAGACAAAACGCAATACTGGTAACAATGAGCATGACAATAGTTCTGGGAATTCAGACGATACTGATGATCGTCAATCAGGGCAGGATTTATCACAGTCCGATAGCAACGATAAGTCTGATGGCGATAGCACTACCGAGTCTAATAAAGACGATATTCCCGACGATGGCACCGGAAACGGCGGACAAAATTCACCAGTTCCTAGTGAACAAGCTCCTTCCCCCGAGCAAATAGGTTCACCCCATCAGTGTACAATTCATGTAAAAACTTCCGAAGTTCAATCTAATGAAGCCAATGATGATCGAATTGACTTCAATGATCTGGAAGTAAGTAAAGAAAATCTTACTGCTATCATTTCTCAGGTTGAGAATTATGATGAGTACACCAAGCTCGTCGGTGAATTGGTGTATGTAAATCCTATCGAGAACCTTCGACAAAAAAGATTCAAGCCAGTTGACCCGCCTAACATGATGAGTATTGCCTCTTCTGTTATTCATGCTAGGCGTGTATTTTCTGAATCAAAGCTTGACAAGAACTACCGTAATCTTACAAAGGGAAAGGTTGACGGGGCAATACTGGGAAAGCGTGCATGGGGAGATGATGAGCGTATCTTTAAAAAGAAGCTCCGCGCACAAGGTGTTGACTTTGAGGTATGCATTGGACTAGACCTTTCTAGTTCCACGAGTTCTAACGGTCTATACAAGAACATTATTCACATTGGATATTCTACCGCCGAGCTTCTGCAAAAGGTAGACGTTAATTTCTCACTATATGGTCACCGCACTGGTCATGCTACAGGTCGAATTAATCAGGTTCTATTGCCTTGCAAAACTATCAACGAACCGTGGGATAATGTAGCCAAAGAAAAGTGCCTTTCATTAATTCCCGCAGCAGGTAGCCTTGATGGACACAACTTGCAGGTGTATCGTAAGGTGCTAGAAAAGTCGAGAGCACGAAAGAAATTGCTCATCTACTTTACAGATGGCGAAATTCCTGCCACTCTACGCGACGAAGAGATCCCTATTGTTCAGAAAGAAATTAAGATTCTGCGCAGACTTGGAATTGCAATGCTTGGCGTAGGGCTTGAAACCGATTCACCGAATGAGGTAGGAATGGATACCGTACTAGTTACCGATCCAACTGACCTTAAATCGGTTCTTAAGGAAATCGAGAAGAGGATTAATAATGTCGGCATCTGAGAAGGATAAGGGGAAACTCAGGGTATCGGTTGTTGTTGATGCAGAGGTAGACGAGGCTGAGTGGATGGAACACTATGGTGACTATATTCGTAAGCATGGATTATCACCATCGGCCACCTTCGGTAAGGCAGTAAAAAAGCAGTCCAAGATTGGCATGATGAGCCTCGGACTAGAAACATTGGAGATGAAATGAATCCTATTGATAAGCACCTGAATAAAATTGGCCGAACTAGGTTTACCAAGCGTTTTTTGTACACTATGTCGGCGTTTATGGTATTTTTGTGGGTATCATTTACGTTCCTGAGCAATGTATACTTGGAGCAGTGGCAACCGTGGTGGTGGGGATTTCAGTTTGTTCGCCTTGTGTGTGGCATGTCTGCCGGTGCTCTTATTATTCTGGGTATGACATATGATTGGCGTCCCCCGGAAAAGAAAGGCAATGCCTAAGAAATGCCCTACGCCTAACAAGCAACGATTTACTAATAAGTATGAGGCGAATAGGGCTATTAGCGGTCAATGGGCAAAGACAGGTCTTGGACCCACTAGTACTTATAGATGCAGGTGTGGGTATTACCATAAAACATCTAGCGTTCGAGCTAAGCCACGACGGAGGCGGTAATGGGGTGGATTAAACGCAAGGGTGAAGCCACAGGGTTTCATGAATGTAAAAAGCCTGATCCTCAGCAGAAGGCAAATCACGCACAACCAGGAGACGTATGGCAGTGTGACGAATGCGAAACGTATTGGAAGGTTGTGTTATTGCGCGGTCACAATGAGTGGGTACGCGCACCCGTATACGGATTCTTAGTACAGATGGGGTTGAAGAAATGAGCGATAATAAGGTTTATCAGGTTACTATCACTACCGAAGTGTCGGCTACGTATACTATTGTTGCACCAAATAAAGAAGAAGCTGAAACCATTGCCCTGGATAATGAACCTTATGCAGGTGCATTCGATCCATATGAATTTGGTGAAGAATGGAATGTTTCATCTTGTGAAGAAACTGATGCTAATCCAGCAGATGAGCGTAAAATTGATCAAAAATACAAGCTAGGCAAGGATAATGATTAATGGGTATTTCACATCGACTCTGGGATGACAGTGTATTCGTACTCCCTGGTGAAGAATTACCCGAACCTGCATTTGTTGGACAACTATTAGCTAGACTCAAGCTTGAAGATTCACCGGTTGATAAACAAATTGAAGGTATAAAAGAATGGCTAAGGACCCATGAAGCTAGCACTAGTCTTAAAATGAGTCTTAAGCGCAGCGGATTTGCTGATTTACTATGACAGCAGTAGCAATGAACTGTCAGGTTTGCAATAAACCGGCAGACCATTCGCAATCAGCACGGTCCCAGTGGGACGAATTAGATGAACACTATAAGCTATTTCACGACAGGAGAAAAAACGTTATGGCACCTACTCTAGTGCAACAAATTTGGCTTAAGCTTGATGAGGTAATGTCCGAAGCCATGAACTGGAATGGCGGTGGTAAAATTCTCAATAGGGAAAAGGCTATCGAGAAGCTTGGACCTTGGTATTCATCAGAGGACGAATTGAATTGGCTTAATGACAAGGTTGAATATGTGGGAAAAACCTCTGTCGGTCGCGGCCTTGCCGAAGCTCTAGTTATTATTTGCACGCCCGCATTTGAGAATTCCGACCAGGTGGTGCGGCTGGCCGTTAAGCGCTATAAGGCTAAAGTTGCCGGAGAGGAACTGCCAGATACGCCGGGTTTTATGGGACCGGGACAGACCGGGGATTCTCTTCGACTTGCGGGACAGGGCACGGAAGCGAATGTTCAGTCTGGTGTGGCACCGAGTGTTTCCACGGAAACCCCATCACCTACCCCGGCTCCTACCCAACCTGGCCCTAAGAAAAAGAAGTCTAAGCTTAACGAGACTGCTATTGCGTCCATTAAAAAGGGTCTCGCAAATGGATTCGATGCCGAGACTTTTGCTGAGATGTATAACGTGAGCATTGACGAGATTAAGGCACTGGCATGAACGTTCGGGTTATTATTGACAATGAAATGGGTCTGAGGACTGAGGTTGAGATTGATTGCAATTTTCTACCCAGTGACGTGAAAGAGAAACTAGATACCGCTGTAGTTTCTGCATACAATGCATATAATACCGCCTATTTGGCTCATGGTCCAATGCCAGACGACAAGCAGATTGGAAGCTAGTGTTTGAATTATTCGAGAGCAAGCCAGAGTCAAAGCCGAGTAAATCCAGAAAGAAAACCAAGCCGCCAGCGCCGAGCAAAAAGGTGATCCCTAAGTCTGCATCAGAATTGGAACTTGAATCAGCAGTGCAGGTATTTAAAGATCAAGGAATGGTTGATGATTAATAAGCACGGTCACAAGATTTCAACCGTCGGACCACTGATGAGCTTATTCGGACTAACTCTATCCAATGAGACTATGGGTCATGGCGAATTCGGTTCTGTTAGCTATGAAACGAACTCAGATAATGCACCTAAAGAGATATCCATCTTCTCTTGCGTGGATGATGAAAAAGTTATCTGGTACCCAGGAATTGAAGAGGGGTACCAGCCCGGCGGTTATGTGGAATCCAGCATTAAGGTATTGCTGTCAACGAACAACAATGAGGATTACACTTTTCTCATGCCAGTGATTCCAAAGAAGGGTGTATTCGTTCCCATTTTGATGGCTAATCTTCCCGAAGGTAGAACCATCTTTAATATGACACCATTCCCTTCTGTGGATATTGCAGGCGATTTCGTGGCACTAAATCATAGTGATAATGATAACTTTATCTGGACTATGAACTCTGATACTTGGACAATGCGTTCACTTCTTGCCAACGTTACAGACCGTATTGGCATTAATGGGTATGCAGGTGATAAACCAACCCTATTTAACCGCTGGCTTGCAGATGTGTACGTGCGTGATGGTGATTCGATTACCTACACCGATTTAGTTAAATACCATAATACGTATGCTACCAAGTTCGTCAACCTCTCGGGGGTTGACTAGCCCGACACTGATGACATACAGTGAGTCTCACGCGGAGCAGACAGGAGGAACCATGACCAATCAGATTGAAGAGTTTGAAGCATGGCTTAACCGCACAGGCAAGTCACGTAATACCATCCGCATGTATGTCACTAAGGTTAGTGAATGGCAGCGTTCCGGGTACGAACAATCTGAATGGATTACCGATGAGCGCGAGTATGGCGCATCTGCATCTAATATCAAGATGATGCTTGCAGCTATCCGTTCATACAATAAATTCGCTGGTATCATCAATTCGGAAATTAACGATTATTCTGCACCACCACTGCCTATGCCGCAGCCCCACCCGGTGGCCGGAGGAATCGAGACGGTGCGCGCGGTGCTGACCAGCACACCGATGGGCGCTCATCGGGCGGCTGTGGCTCTGGGGGCGCTCGCTGGTCTGCGAGTAGCCGAGACGATTGCAGCAACCCGAAGTGATATTGTTCTAGGTAGGCTCATGGTACGTGGTAAGGGTGGTAAATTCCGCCGTATTCCTATATCGGATGAGCTTGCAATGGAACTGGAATGCATCGAGACTGAGCGTTTTGTTCCGATTTGCAATGCATCTGCCCGGCGCGGAATTACCAAGGTATTCACTCGTGCAGGTGTTACCAATGTCATCGGTGAGCAGGTATCGAGCCATGACTTGCGTGCTACATTTGCAACTCATGTGTACAACAAACACAAGGACATTAGGTTGACCCAAATCCTTTTGGGGCATTCTCAGATTACACATACTCAGCTGTATTTGGGTGTGGATGATTCTGCACTAGTTGAGGCGGTGAATTTGTGAACACATTCCTTGCAATAACCATCTGCGCAATATATGGATTTATTGTAGGTTTGCTATGTGTTGGACCTATCTTGTGGGCAATGCATTGTGAAGATAAGTTAAAAGAAAAGAGGCGTAATGACAACACTAAGTAACTGTAAACTTGAATGCGGATGCGAAGTAGAACTGAGTCTATATCATCACGGCGGATATCAGACCGGAAAGATGCGAGTACCGTGCTCCGTACACTTCGGACAGCACAAGGTGCGCCACCGTGATTACGATGACAGCGACGAATATCAGTACCGTGTAGGCGTAGAGGTCGACGCCAATGATGGTGTGTATAAATTCTTCAAGACACTAGAATCGGCTGAGCGGTATTATGAACAGCACCGCAATCCTGAGCTAGTTTTCCAGCGTAAGGTCAAGAACACCGACAAGTGGGTGGAGATTAATAAATGAACGATAAGAAGAACGCAGACGTTACTGATCTTATTGGTGCGCTTACAAATGAAAATGATCCGCTGACAGCTAGTAATCAGATTCACCTAACCCGTATGCTTATTGATTTTGCAATCAATGGCGATAAAGCTGCTAAGGAGTATTTGAATAGTATTTCCACTGTTACTGTAACAGATGACATTGTTGATATTAAAGCTATTGATGACAATATTAATCACGGAATTTCCTGGGACAGCAGTTCGGATACCCTCTGGATTGAAGGGTGTGATTGTACCGAAAAGGTTTTGCTACAGTCCGCTGTGGTTATGGCGGCAGCCATTGAAGCATTTATTGCACAGATTTATCAGAAGTCAGCGCTGCGCAAAATGGAAGGCAAATCATGAGAGGTATCACCAAGCACACAACCACCTATCAATGTATAGAATCCGATTGCGATTTTTGTATCTCCGCCGATACGCATAAAGGCATCCTATTTGATCAGGCAATAGAAAAGCATGAATTCGATCATAGTATTGCCGCAAGCGATGGCATTACTGCACGTATAGATAGTCTGATCAGGTACGGTCCACATGTTACGCAGAAGCTTGAGGTTCATGGACATAGTGACGGTAAAAATTATAAGACCGGTATTGATGTTAGACTCCTGCGTCTAATTATTGATGGTGACGATAAAGGTTTGATTGATTTTATCAATAATACTTACACTCGTAAATATGCACCCACACTATTGGAAAGGTTGCATCTGTCATGAAAAAGATTCTCGTGACAGGTTCTCGTAATTGGACCTCTAGTACTCTAATTTACTCAGCAATTACTGACTGTATTGATGTATCAAAGCCTCTCGATTATCTCATTATTGAAGGTGAAAACCCGCGTGGCGCCGATATTATTGCTAGAGGCATCGCATGGGGACTTGGAATTCCTGTACTTGGAGTTCGGGCCGAATGGGAAAAGTACGGCAATCGTGCTGGAATGATTCGCAACCTAGCCATGATAGAAATGAAGCCAGATATTGTTTTAGCTTTTCCGCTTGAAGATTCAAGAGGTACTATACATTGCATGAATGCCGCTAGAAAAGCTGGAATTCAGGTAATTGATTACGGTCCCTGGCCGCATACGCACGGAATGGAGTCATTGCTATGAGTCTTATTCAAAAGACAGACCAATACGGTAGACCAGATTACACCGAAGTGTGGGACTGGAATGTGCCAGAGATTCCCACCTTTCCCGAGACCGCCGATGGACGCAGGCGAAAGGGTGAACTTGAAATTTTAGTAGACTACATCATCAAAGAGTGGCTTGTTGGAGAATCCGATGATGAGATGTTTTCCCCTCTAATGTCTATTGCCGACTGTACAGCCGAACATATTGCAAGACGCGCCGAGCAACTGGACGGACGCTCTACCAGTTCCGATGCTGTATGGCGCTGTCTTAAAAAGATGCAGGCAATTGGATACGTTGATATCTCTGAGGATAAGCCTCACCGATTTATCTGTCTTACTGCCGATGGTCTCAAAAAGGGATTGCGTCAGCTTAATGAAGAGGATAAGCGTCTCAAAAAGCGCGCTAAGCGCGAAGACGATGTTCGTGCATTCAACAAGGCAGCAGTGAAGAATAAGATTAAGCGTATGAGGTAGCATGGAACTAGAGTCGTTTACACCTGATAAATCCGAATATCCTGTTTGGACAATTAACCATAAGAAGTCTGTATTCACCGACGGCACCAATGAGTTCAATAAAGCGCCCATCGTACTGTTGGGTGTATTTGAACAGCGCATAGGGTGGCCTATGGAAAAGCCGGGCGATAATAATAAGCCTAGAATGATTCCTGTATGCAAGTCTCCCAATAATATCATTGGATATCGCACTCAGTATGGTGCCCAGGTTACCAATCTGCCTGAAATTGGACTCTGTGCTACATGTTCATTCCGTGATTGGCATGATCGTAAACAGCCATGCGGTAAGGTATTCATTCTACCGTTCATTAATGTCCATGATGTAAATCCCTGGCATACCGAATCGGGATGGCGTAATTCCGTCCAGGTCTTGCGCTTGAACCGCTCTGCAAAGAAACCTGTGGGTGAGGTCTTTGCTAAGATGGGTAAGGTAAATCCACCCTATATTTATTCGACTGTTTTGGAATTGCGTGGACAGGAAAATGACGGTAATCGCTATTCTGTGCCGTCATTTGGAACATTGGGCAAGCACGGTATTGTCGCTAATACCGCTACCATGTCTTCGGTTTTCAAAGAGCTATTTACCCAGGTCCGGGATGAATTTGAGGCAGCGGCCTTGCCAGCGCCCCCGCGATCCGGTACGCTCACTCCCATGAGCATGGGAGACTAGCTAACAGCGTCGTAAGACCAGCTAACACCATGCTCACAGACCCCTCCCCGACCCCGACCTGGATAGGGGGGAGCGCGTAAGTAATTACGTGCAGTATGGAAAAGAAAAAAGAAAGAAGAAATCCATGTCAATGGAACTGGAAGAATTCTCAGGGTCAGCACTCGTTGAAAACGGTGACCGTATTAAGGCAAAGGATTTGGCAACTCGTCCTTTGCTGGTCTATGTTGTCGATGAGGTTGGTCCGATTAAGACTCAGCATTCTAAGTCTCCCGAGGGAGAAATGGGACTGATTCTTGATATTCTTGACCTGCAATCACAGGACAAGTACCTGAGTGTTCTCTGGATGAATAAGCAGGTTGTCGATAACCTTAGCCGGTATATCGGCAAGGCCGTTGCAATTCAGATGGATTGGAAGAAGTCTAAGACTGGGAATGACTACCTGAATCTTTCCCAGCTTGAAGGCGAATGGGCCAACTATGCAAAGCAGTGGGTTACTAATCAGCCCAACGTTTTTGTTGATGAGCGCGTTACCCGTCAGATGAAGACTTACGAAGAAATTCGTGGGTCCAAGCTTACCGGTATTGCCATGAACAATACGGCGGCTAATCCCCCTGTTTCGCAGGTACCTGCAACGCAGCCGAGTGCGCCCCCGAGCGCTCCGACTGCATCGGCTCCCCCGGCAGCGCCCCCGAGCGCCCCGCCGAGCGCGCCTCCCGCATCGGCACCGGCAGCGCCCCCAAGCGCCCCGCCTGCCGCTGCACCTGCCGCCCCGCCCGCAGCCCCGCCGTCAGCCCCGCCCGCCGCTGTAGCGCCCCCGAGCGCTCCCCCGGCAGCACCGCCAGCGGCCCCGGCTACGGCACCGGCAGCAGCAGATGACGATGACATGCCTTTCTAGGCATTAATCGTCTAACCGGGTCGTCCCATGCCGGTAATGGGAATGTATTCGTAAGGCTGGTTCACGATCCATGTGTTTTCATGGGAGTGCATTCCAACCCGGTTTAAAAAGGGCGTAGGTCGAACTTGCGGTAACGATGTGTATTTGCGCGTTAGGCGAGTACTGGGCGCGGAATTTCGTTGAGATACACATGACCTACCCCTCCCTTTTATTAACACATTGCAGAAAAGAGAAACGTTATGAATATTAAGAAGCTCGTTGTTCCGATTGCCGCCGCATCTTCCGTTGTTTTTGCAGCGGTTGGTACCGCTCTTGTTAGCGATGATCCCGCACCGGCCAAGCCGTGCGTCATGGTTATCGAAGGTGGTACCGCACCATGCCCGCCATTCATCCCGATGGTCGGGGGCGACCCGGCTGTTGATCCCGGTAATGCAGCACCCGAGGAAACTGTTACCGAGACTGTCAAGGTTACCGAGACCGAAACCGAGACGGTTACTCCTGAGCCTACTGAGCCTGAGGTTGATGCACCCGAGGATGAGTAATTGTATGACGAATGGCCTAGAGACCTAAATAAAAAGGAATTCTATACTTTTTGCAGGGAACAGAATCTTCCATGCTGGATATGTAATGAGCCAATAGACTATAAATCCAAATACAGACCGGTACACTCCAAGCAGAAAAAAGACGTTTGGGCATGGTCACTGGATCATTACATTCCAAAATCTCTCGGATGGGATTTGCAAGATTATTCTGTTAACTGGAGACCAGCACACTCTAGATGTAATTGGCGTAGAGGCAATAGAATTCCAGAAGAAACCATTTGGGTCGGCCCCAAGGAAATTGGCCGCTGGTATGATGAATCCGAACAGCAGTGGATAATTAGAATGGGTAGGGAATATAAAAAGCGTGACCCCATTCCCACAAGACCGCTTAATGAGCTGTTTAAAGACATTAAGGCTGAGCCAGTGAACGTAAAGCCTAGTGTATTAAAAGGTCCGGGCATAAAGCCATGGCGAAGTAGCGGACAGGTCACCAAGCTGTATCCCAATTCATTTCCAGATTATCCTTAACAGACAGGAGACATGATGCCCGAGGCTGTTCTATACAACAAAGGAAATAGGCTACACGCTAGAGCGGGTGGTGGTCGAACATATTGCGGTCGAAGGCTAGAGTACGGTCGATTTAAATATGTTAGTAAACGACCCGATTGCGAAGTATGTATTAAAGCTTTCAGAACTAGAGAAGGTAAATAACCTATGAATGATATTATTTTTCGACGAGAAATGACCGTAAAGCTTGTTGATGAAATGGCTAACGATGCCATGGTTATTCAAGCTGCCAAGGTTTCTACAATTGGTGAAAACGACCCAACACTAACCGATACTGAGGCTAGTTCGGGGTTTATTAATTTCCTTATGAAGAATCGTCATGGCTCACCGTTTGAGCAAGCTGTATTTAAGTTCTATATTGAGTGTCCAATCTTTGTTATGCGTGAGTTTATTCGTCATCGCATGGCATCGTATAACGAAATGTCAGGCCGGTATAAGGAATTGCAGCCGGTATTCTATACGCCTAGTATTGTTCGGCCCTTGCAACAGGTAGGTAAACCGGGACACTACCATTTTGAACCTGGTACCGGACCTCAGACAGTTGCAGTTAATGAGGAAATTGAAGATTGCTCCAAGCAAGCTTACGCTTCCTACCAGCGGATGCTGGATCTCGGTGTCGCTAAAGAAGTTGCACGCATGGTATTGCCTGTAAATATCTACACTAGCTTCTATGTCACCATGAATGCTCGCGGGCTAATGAATTTCCTAAGTCTTCGGACAAAGGATAATGGCTCTCACTTTCCAAGCTATCCACAGTATGAGATTGAATTAGTAGCAAAGGAAATGGAAAAAATCTTTGCAGAAGAAATGCCACTAACGCATACGACATTCTGTATCAACGGTAGGGTTTCACCGTGAAACAAAAAGTCAGCGCTATTTACTGCGACGTATGTAATAAGAACTCAGTTGTTGGAATTTCCCCGGCAGACGCCAACTTCAAGGCACAAGAAGACGGATGGTATATTATTGAGACCAAGAATACTCTAGTATTCCATATCTGCTCAGCTACCTGTCTGAGGAAATTCGCTAAGAAGCCGCAGGAGTATCCAGCACATGACACTAGCACTGCCTCCGCGTAAGTCTCTAGAGCCATACATTCCCGATGAACTGACTTACTATCCACATCAAATTGAGGGAATCCGTCGCATGATTAAAATGCGTTCGGTATTGCTCGCAGATGATATGGGTCTAGGTAAATCATTGCAGGCTATTACACTGTTCGCGGCAGATGTTATTAGGGGATATAGCAGCAAGTGCTTGATTGTTTGCCCAGCGAGCCTGAAAACAAACTGGGAAAACGAGATTCTTAAGTTTACCAGGGGTATTAAGGTGATGGTTATTCGCACCGATACCACAGGTAAAGCCCTTACCAAAGAGGCTAAGCGTAAGAATCTACAGGACTTTGCAGCAGCAGACGGGCCGCGCGTGCTCATTACCAACTACGAACAACTGGTCGGAATGAGTAAGGATTACTGTGATATTAGCTGGGACATGGTGATCTTTGACGAGGCTCATATGATTAAGAATCATAGAGCTAAGCGTACGCAAGCTGCACTGAAACTATCCACTAGACGCTCCATCCTTTTGACCGGTTCTCCTATCCTTAATCATGTCAATGATTTGTGGTCTCTCCTGAAAAGGATTGCCCCAAATGAAATTGAGAATTACTACGCTTTCCTGCAACGCTATGCTACATATGGCGGATACATGGACAAGCAAATTACCGGTATCAAGAATGAAGCTGAGCTTAGGGCACGATTACAAGATGTAATGGTGCGCAGGCTTAAAGAAGATGTTCTGGATTTGCCAGAGGTTACATACACTACCCGTACCGTTGACCTGATCAATTCTCAGATCAAGATTTACAAAGAGGTTGTGTCTAATATGCAACTAACCTCTGACGACGGACAGGTAGAGGAAATTCAGAATCACCTTACTAAGTTTCTTAGGCTTAAACAAGTCTGTGGAACTACGGCAGCGTTCAGCAATAAGGATGATTCCGGTAAGTTGGATATGGCCGAATGGGATGCTGAGGATATTTGCAGCGGTGGCGAGAGGCTTGTAGCTTTTACTCAGTTCCGAGATGTTCAGCAAGCATACATTGACCGCCTAACTAATCGTAGAAGCTTTAAGTATCCGATATACGTGCTCAATGGTGACGTTGATATTGATGAACGTCAAAGCGTAGTGGATGCATGGGCCAACGATAAGACACCTGGGATCATTATTTGCATGTACCAGGTTGCCGGTGTTGGACTGAATATGACAGCAGGTAGATATGGTCAGCGTATTGACAAGCTGTGGAATCCATCTCTAAATAAACAGGCAGTAGACCGGCTACATCGAATTGGTGCGGATAAGACAAAGCCAGTTACCATTATCGACTATCTAGCAAGGGATACTGTAGAAGAGAGAGTAGAGAAAATCCTGGATAATAAAACCAAGATCAGCAACAAGCTGATTGAACTTGATTCGGAGCTTGATTCACTGACGCAGGCCGCAATTAAGCAAGCTTTGAGAGAAGAGAAAAACAAGTATGTCTAAAGAGAATGGCACGGAAGGTCTTAGTGTTGAGACCATGCCAGAACTTTGCACGGTAGATGAGTTAGCGGAATTCTTCCGTATTACTCGCCCGACCGCGCTCAAATGGCTGAAAGAGAATCAGTTACCAGAAGCCTTTAAGATTGGTGGACGATGGCGGATTCCCAAAGAAAACATCCTAGCACTAGCACATAGCATGTATGGAAAGAAGGATTGATATGCCTAATTACGCACTAGCGGTTGATATCGAAACCACCGGACTCAACCCTATTGAGAACGTTGTCCTAGAAGTCGGAATGATTATCTTTGATCGTGATACCTTTGAAGAGGTTAGCGACTTTTCTGCCGTCGTGGTTAATGATGTAGTTATTGAGCATCTGAATTATCTGGAACAGACCGCAGCGTGGATTAAGGCTAATTGGGCCGAGGCTCAGGGCAAGAATATGGATCAGCATATTGTGTGGGACATGCATGTAGCCAGTGGTCTTGCTGCTCATATTCGTAGCTGGCATGAGCAAGGTTATCGTAAAGACCTGGCCCAGATTGAACAAGAAGCTATTGCATGGCTTAAAGATTACAATATCGGCAAGGGTAAGCAATCCAGCCCAGCCGTAGGTAGTTCCGTCCACTTCGACCGCAAGTTCATTGACTTGAAGATGCCGGAGCTTAGCACTGGATGTTTCCATTACCGAAATGTAGATATTTCTACTGTTAAGACCCTAGCGTCCTGGTGGGTGCCCGAGGCTACGGTTAAGCGTGACGAAGAGATTACGCCTAAGAAATCTCACCGTGTTCTCGATGACTGCCGAGATAGTCTGGCTGAATTGCGCTTCTACAAGGATGTTTTCTTTGACGCGGACTTTATTATGGGAGGTTGGTGAGTATATGTACATGCTATTTGAGGATAATATCTTTAGAGGATTGTACGCAACGTATGAAGATGCAATCAATCCTCACGTAAATCCAATCATCAATGCTGACGGAACAAGGGGTATGCCTCATCCTAAGGTAGAGGCTGAAAAATATCCAGGTTATGACCACTTTAGTAATATCTGGGACGTGAAACCTGCCCATGAGCCACATCGTATTTGAGAACAGCACTATTGCCGACGTACTTAAGAATGCTGCACGAATTTCCCCCAAAGAGGGGACTAGCGCTTATTCATTTACGCCAGGTATTTACATGCAGATTCTCGATGATGGGAGTATTGTTGTCCGCAGTACCGACGGACAGATTTTCTACACTCAATGGTCAAATTCACTAGAGTATTCTGGTGGTAGTTGGGAATGGCATTTTACCGACCGTATATCTAAATGGTGTTCAGGTCTACCTATCGGTAGCGGAATGAATGTCACGTTCTCCGATGATAATGGTATGCTAACACTTCGCCACAATAAGAAGGTTCACAAGGTCTCACTTATTGAGGGTATGGAATACCCGCACTGGGAACCTTTCAGCGAAGATGATGCAACTATTATTCCTGAGTTTTATTCCAAAATTGATCAGGTGCAATGGGCCGCAGCATTGGGATCGGAAAGCGTTAGACCTGAATTCCAAGGTGTCTGCCTAGATGGAGACTACATCATTGCAACCAATAGCTTTAGGGCTGCAATGCTACCTCTGGACTTCCCGCCTGCAAAAGGTAGGCCGATTACATTCCCGCACAAGATCATCACACCAATGATTAAGGCAATTCCTGACGTACCGGTGATCATCGACAACAATAATATTGGTATCATTCCTGATGAGTATTCCCAGATATTCATTAGGGCATTCACTCAGAGTCCGGCAGTTGCGGTCAGAACAATGCAGACGCAATATGATCATTACCTAGAGTTTAATAATGAGGTCATGGCAAACGCTTTGACTACAATGATTAACTCTGTTGGTCAGACAGAGAATCCTGTTGTTAAGCTTATGATGCTTAATGAGAGTATTTTTATTAGTATGAAGGGCAAGGCCGGTGACATTGCTCAAGATGTTATCGAGGTACCAGGCTTTGCTGTTCATGACTATGCTAGTGTTGTTTCTTATGATCCCAATTACCTACTCAGAGCGGTAACCAATACTCCTAGACATACAGGAAAGCTGCATTACAATAAAGAGAATACAAAAATCAATTACATTAGCTGTGAACCGTATCAGGCATGGGTATCTCAAAGATGGAGCAGTGATGGATAAACCTTGGTCTAAAGCTCTCGGAATGCTTTGTGCGATACTTACCGCAATCGGCACGGTAATAGTTGCACTAATAATTGTAATCTTTTTCGTGTGGCTAGTCGTATCAACCGCAACAGGATCGAGTATGTAAATGTCAGTCAGGCAAGTTAGGCATTACTTAGTTCCAGTTAACCCTAGGCCGTGGAAGACACCACCATATTCTGTTGGAAAGTCTGCTAGCGGAGCGCTAAAGGTGCATTCCGGCAGGGATGAAGCTGGTCATGATTTCAAAGAAGCGGTGCGTGAGGAACTAGTAGCGCAAGGTGCTGAGATGCTAACAGCACCATATAGAATCGAGTTTTGGTTCTGGCGCAATATGGATCCTAATTCCAAAGAAGCTGACGCGACTAATATGCAGAAGCTCACCGAGGATTCATTGCAGGGTCTCCTTATCGACAATGACAGGAATGTTCTGTCAGTTACCTCTAATATTGTCGAGCAGGGCGCACATGTTCCTGGAATGATTCTTATTGAAATTGAAGGCGAATATAAGTACAGGCGTTCGATTCCAGACCGTATGCTAGAAATGGTGGACCGTATGTACAATTCAATCAAGGGCAGGGTGTACAGCACCACGTTTGATGAATTTAAACTCAACAATACTTGGCCGTGAATTATGTATGATCTAGAGCCAGAAGAAGAGTCTTGGAGATTATTTGCACCCTGTCGCGGAGTCGATGATCTAGATTTTAGTAGGAAAGATAAATGGCTTACATTTATTTGCAAATCTAGTTGCCCGGTAATTGGGTATTGCGCTCGATCCGCATTAAAAGCTAGGGAGAATTACAACGAACAAGGCACCTCCACGGAGATGATGGTCGGAGTATGGGGTGGAGAAATCATAACTCTCCACGATTACTACGATCATTCACATTTGACTGACAAAAACTATCAGTACCGAGACGCAGTAAAAAAGCGTCGTTGGGCTAAGCTAGAAGAATTAGCTCAGCAAAGACCGTTACTAGAAACAGAGAAAGAAGCATCATGAGCGATACCGTAAATCCAGAACACGATAAGCTTGCTGCATCTATGGGCATTAACGTCCAGCCACCGCCGATGAAGACGGGCAATCCTAGTGCTCATGATTTGCTGATTGAGTACTTCGATTCCAAGGGAATTATGGCACCGCCAGTGGACTTTAAGCTCTTGGATTTTGGGATTAAAGACCTTGCGCTTGTGTACCTGGATTCGCTGTATAAGTCTCGCGGACAGGACATCAAAGAGGAAATCCTTAAGCGTAAGGAATTTGGTCTTAAGAAGTACGGCACGCCACTTACAACAGGCAATGGCCGTGATCATTACGAAGATGGCGCACAGGAATTGATTGACTTTCTTGTGTACTACATTTGCGCAGAGGTGGAGAATGGGCAGTGAATAAAAAGGATGTCCATGATGTTCTATATGTAAGTGCGTGTTTAGTTGCCACTATACTCATCATTAGTAATGTCATAGAAAGTGATATGGATAAAGAAACTGCTGTTTTTGTCTCAATTATGGCAGTAATTTTGTTTTATGCCTCAACAAGCGGTATTCGATTTTACAAGAAAGAGAGCAAATAAATGGCTGAAAACAATACCCCCGGTTTCGAGCAGTTTATGGACGACCAGGGCACGCTCACTCCCGCTGGCGAAGCGGTGCTGTTGCAGGGCATCGCGGTGCTGTGTGAGGCGTCAGGGCGGCAGGCTTTCTCTCTGGGGTGGTACGACAACGCCCAGGATAGGGGGTTTGGTGAGGAAATTGCACTGATGCACTCAGAACTCTCCGAAGCTCTCGAAGAATACCGAAACGGTAAAGGCTACGACGAGCAATATACAAGCGGCGAAAAGAATAAGCCTGAGGGTATTCCGTCTGAATTCGCTGATGTTTTTATTAGAATCGGAGACGCAGCCAAGCATCGCAAGATTCCTGTTGCGGACGGAGTGCTCGCTAAGCTACGATTTAACCCGACACGCGGGTACCGACACGGCGGAAAGGTAATCTAATGGCTAATGAACCTGAACTTGTAATCCTTACAAGCTCATGGGAACATCGTCTAAAATGGGAGAAAATCAGAAGCATTGCTTTTGCAATCGGAAGTGACAAAGATTCGGGACATTCAATTTATGTTACATCTCATGATGGCAGTGATCTAACCATAAATGTACTAACCGACTTAGAGCTTGTAGAAAAAACTATTAAATACGTTCACGAGCGTAGAATTCCCTACCAGGTTAGGTTTAAGCAATGAGCGACGAAAACAAGAAGGACGATATCTCTTCCATTGTACCGCATGTTACGCCTATGCAAGAGGGCATGAATGCAATGAAGGAAATTTTTGACTCCTATATTGATGCTGGATTCACTGAGAATCAGGCCATTAAACTTGTTGCACAGATGATTAAGAATTCTGGCGAAGAGTAACAATGTCCGAAGAACTCATTGAGAAGTTGAAAGAGTATCTAGGGGATTTCTTTACCATAGATCCTTATCATCGGCTCATTGATGCGGTACCCCCGGCGCGCGAAATGAAGGACTCGTTTCTGCGCGCCGGGTTTACCGATCACCAAGCATATGAAATTGTAGCATACTCAACTGGGATGAAAACACTATGAAAAATATTCAGCCTGTAACTTTTACTGGTGGTAATGAACCTGACGAAACCGTTATGGATTTTCGCCCCAAGGCGGTGGAGCCTGACCCAAAAGACTCGTTTGCACTGGGATATGTAAACGAATCGCCGCCCGAGAAGACCCCATTATCAAGGGTGGGTCAGTCAACGAATATCGAGGAATCTTCTATCCCTCTGGTATCCCCCTCCCAGCTAGAGAATTCCCTACAGGACGTGTGGGAGGACGATGTAAATGCGGGGAGGGAAGAGAAACTGGACGAACAGAATTAGTTGCCAATTTCTATGAGGCAGACGAAAGCTGGAAATTACGAGCCGAATGCAGGGACAGCGTAACACCTGGTAGCGATGATCCGTTTTTCGTATCTAAGGGCCAGCATGATAAAGTTCGCAGAGCCAAGGAAATGTGCAATAGGTGTCCAGTCATTGCTGAATGTAAAGAGTACTCGATAGCAACTGGCTCAAATCATGGCATATGGGCAGGAGAGGTTAAAAAACGATGAAACATGTAGCCTACGTTCTCAAGAAAGAATTCACCAAGGTTGAGTACGACACCTTTGGCAATGAAACTAAAGAGCATATTGTCTTTGATGAACCAAAGCAAAAGATGATTGCATCCGGTGGCGAAGCGTATTGTCTTGCCGCTATAGCTAAGTACAAGGAAAAGCACCCAGATGCAGAATGCGGTGTTATCGAATCATTGGTCAATGGTGACCCTTGGTATAAGTTTTGGAGTAGCCTGTGAATAAAGCAGTAGCAGAATGCAACGTGTGTACTATGTGGCATCCGGCCAGTGAGATGCACCGCGTACGCGCGATTACCGGCAGTAAGGTTTGGCTGTGCGCATACCACTACACCTTCTGGGATAAGAAAGCGGGTAAGCTCCGTGAGACCAGCGAATAACCGGGTATCTGCATCTAGCTTGCAGACCTATGAGGAATGTCCTCAGCAGTTCGCGGTTAAGTATGTAGACTATATCCCCGGTAGCGGTAGTGCCGATGCGGCCAATGAAGGTACCGCCATGCACCATGCGTGCCAGATGCACGTACAGGAATGCTTGATCGACAAAACCCACCAGTGGTCGGACGTTAAACGTCTGCTAAAGCACCTGGAAGACGGATACAAGCTAGCATTCGGTACCGCTCTTGTGGATCAGGATAGCTACAAGGAATCCGCTAAGCTTATTAAGCAATGGCATAAGCGCATGGCTAATACCGTTGTGAACAATCCCGATGTTCAGATTCTTGCGGTAGAGGAAAAGAAATTCCACGATATCTTTATTGGTGGAGTTGACACCGATATTGATCTCACATACATCTTTGACCGTGTGCAGGCAGAGATTAATGAAGATGGCTCTACGTCAATCCGCGTCGTGGACTACAAGAGCGTTCGCCTACGCTGGACTCATGAAGATTTGCGTAAGAAAATTCAGATGCATATCTACGCAGTTGCAGCAATGATCGAGTATCAGGACTGGAATCCAACTGATATTTGGGTTGAGATTGATCTTCTGCGCCATGACCAATCTCTTGCAATTATGTTCACGCGTGAAGATTGCAAGATTGCGTGGCGGTATTTGCGTGAGACTGTACAGAAGATTCTAGATACCGACCGTGAAAAGGCTGAGTATAAAATTGGCCCCGGTTGCCGATTCTGCCCCATTAAGGCGACGTGTCCTGAGCTTGAAAAGAGCACCAATCTTGGCGGCACTGGTGTTGTTACCGATCTAGATATCGGTGAAATTGCACGTCTACGTAATGAGATTGATAACAAGGCAAAAGCACTAGCTCAGCTTACCAAGGAATTAGATGCTCAGCTTCTAGAGCACGCTAAGAAACAGGACATTCTAGAGTGGAAAGATGAGTATGGAAATACCATCACAATTTCCTCTAAGGGTACTCGAAAGATTCTAGATCAGGAACTCGTAGCCAAGATTATCGGTCCCGATAAGATGGCACGCGAGGGTAAAATTAATGTGACTGATCTGGATCGCCTTATTAAAAACGGTGAGCTTGACGAGGCGCAAGAGCGGCGAGTCAAGGCGCTTATTGAAAAGCAATTCGGAGCACTATCGGTGAATGTCACCCCAGCTAGCGCAATTACGGAGGCACGATAATGAATATGCACGGATTAGGAGAAAGAATTATTACCAGCGGTGACCTGGAATCAAACTCCATGGATATGTTACCAATAGGCACTGTAGTATATAATACTGATAGTAGGGGTTCATATTCCTATTTTATTAAAACTGACAATACCAGTCCTTATGGATCGTATCAGGGTGGGTGTTGGAGAATGTATGATCCAATAAGCGACTCAATGATTGGTGGGATTACCGGATTTTCCGGTAATCATATATTTACACCACTGTGGGCATTGAATATTATTACACCTTTTACCAAGAAGCTAAATCGACCGGTCATTGAACCAGCGGGGTTTTAGACATGCCAATGTGTGAAGTAAGCATAGAAGGCAATGGGTGTGTAGAAATAGGTCTCACTGTCGATGAATACGCAGAGCTTAAGTTACTGCTTGAATCAAACACAAGCGCCAAGGTTTACTTGACGAGAGACTGAATCCAATCCGCCCCATTGTGCAGGTACACTTTACCGTTAGGCTCTCTACGAACATTGTAGCCGGTATGATCACCGCGAACGAGGTATCCTAGAGCCTCCTGAATTGCAGCATTAAAATCAGGAACACCGAAGCCACCCTGCACAGCACGATTATTAATCCGGGAATAGGCTCCCAGCCAATCAAGGCGGGAGCCTATTCCCATATTTGGGCTACGATCTGCAATATCTCGCAGAGGTGAAGGCTTAGGAGAACACAGAGGAATGCAATCCTTAGGATCGGCAGACCACTTAGCTTTTACGCCACGAGGTAAATAACGCTCTCCACGGATACCATACTTGCGCGTATTGAGCGCATATCGTGGCATGGACGGATCAGCAACAAGATATATGCCTAGAATCCGGCGCAGGATTTCAGCATCGGCAGCGGCGATAAAATTGCCCATGGCTTCTGCTCCCGCCGAGAATCCAGCCAGCACGAAGAATTCGCCCTTGGGCGCTTTCTGTATGCGCTCTAATGTGAGCTTAGCGCAGATATCCAGTGAAGCAAGAAAACTCATGCCAGGCTTAGGTACTGCACCGTATGATGCCGGGTAATTAATTTCCTCTTGCTTAATTTCCTTTGGCAGTCTATTACCCAGGCCGGTGAGCATGTTATTTTTCAGAGGTTCACCAATACCGCGAGCCTTAAGTAATGTAACAGACATAATATCTCCTAAACCAAAGCTTCCACAACAATAGAATCATTTTCCAACGATCTTGTTGAAGCCGAGTTTGTGCGTCGTGTTTCTATACTGAGTACGTTAGCGCCAGTAAATGTGACATTGGGAACCTCAATCCAATATCCAGTCTGATCACTCCCAGGGATTGTAATCATTCCTATGTCTACGCCATCCATGACTAACCAAACCTCAGCCGGTGAGTTATTACTAGTACCGACGACATATGCACGAGCGGTACCAACACCGGTCAAAGTAGTGTTTAGCCTATCGCTTACTATACTTCCACCCGAATACTTTGCATCCAGTGTCCAGCCCGTAACCAATGAACGGCTGTTTGGGCACGAGAATGCTGATGTATTCTTATACATACGCTGGATAGTCTTAACGGTATTACCCGGCTCTACGGTTATAGTAGAACCATCATTAACGTATCCAGTGGTGGAAACTGTACGAATACCATCTAGCCGAATATCGTCACCGGCGTTAAGTGTTCCCGTCCATTGCAAAAGGCATGGTCTACCCCGTAATGGGTCAGTATTACCGAATTGAGCGGAGCTAGGGTTAACGTCAACGCTATCAACAGTAACGCCGTTAATGACCAGTCGGGCAGTGGGAACTCCTGATGTAGAGTTTCTACCCATTCGGACAAATGCCTTAACGGTACCAACACCGTTGCCGACAACATCAAGAATACTATCCGATACGAGAACGGCCGGATTAGTGGCATCAGATGCCCATCCTGTAACGGGGATTGCCGCACTATTAGAAAACGAGAACCTGCCCACCTTGTTAATCTGCTGTTTAACAAGGGATACAATCGTAACCGTAGGCGGATAAGCCACAATATTCAATGCAGCCCTTGGTGCGTCAATAAATGCACCAATCCCCCCTATAACGGCTGGTGCCTGAGCAAAGATGGATACATTAGCACGCGGCACGGCAACGTCCACGGCGCGCTGAGCGACCACGGTCGGCGGGTACGCGGTGATGACCACGTTCGAGCGCGGGGCGTCGATATTGACCCGGTCATTAATCTCAATCGTCGGCGCATAAGCACGCACCACAATTGAAGCCCTAATTGGATCAACGTTAACCTTGCGGTCAGCGCTAATTGTAGGCGTAGATGCAGTCAGGATAACGTTTGCACGCGGAGGCTGAATATCAACTGCACGCTTAGTATCAATGCTAGGAACTCGCGCAGCAATATTTACTAGGCTAAATGGTACAGCCACGTTAACAGCAATAGCGTCAAGAACAGTGGGATTGAAAGCACTAACAATTAGACCAGCGCGCGGCGCAGCTGTATCGACCGCCCGATCCGCTCTAATTGTAGGCGTATATGCACGCACAATAAGAGAAGACCTAGGTACCGTTACATTATATGCAAGATCACCGCTAACAGTAGGTGCATAAGCGATAATTTTTAATGGAGCTTACGGTACCGAAATGAGCGCAGAAGACTGGGTGTAAATAGAAGGCATGTATGCGCGCACGACAATACCGGACCTCGGTACAACTACATTCGAGGTCCGGTATTTAGCCCACACTAGCTCATTGCCAGCATATATAGCTATAGCCTCTTCGCTACCGGGTAAGAATATCCTTCCCGGTCGCTCACCGTCACCGGTACGTAGCTCCATTTATGCAGCCTGGAAGCCGAGAATTCCGCTAGTATTCCAGGTTACCTTAAACTCAGCATTGGAGCTAATCTTATCTCCATCCAGGTCAACGAGCGCAATCAGTGGACGCGTTGCATCGGTGGCCGGAGATGCATCGTAAAGCACTGCCCATCGAGCCGTAATAGTCGAGTTAAGCCACGACACATCATTGGCATCAAAGATAATAGTATCGGTAGCAGTGTCGTAAGTAACCGACACGCCGGTAAGCGTTGCGCCACCGGCAGTGTATCCGGTACCCACAACTTCATTAGTGACGCTGGACTTATACTGATGGGTATCCTTATTCGGAGTGTATGCCGAAGTGCAGAGCATCAGTTTCAGAGTGTCTGTATCCAGATCAATCTCTTTGTTAATAAGACTCTTGGCAAACTGACCATATGCGTAGGCGGTAACAGCCATTGTAATATCCTATCCTTGCACTATAACGTACATGAGATTTTCATCTCGATCTTCGGGTGGCAATGCGTCCCATTCTGCCTGAGTAAGCTTTGTGAATCCACCACCTAGGTAATTTAGCAGAGGCAAGTCCTGCCAGTTATGGATGCCGTCGCCCATTTTAAAGACGTTATTAGTGACATCGTATCCTGGCTCACCGAAAGCTAGGATTGGATTCTTCTCATTCCATTCGCTAGCTAGTCCGCGACGAACTCTGATCTTCATTCCGGTACCAGGAGTATAACTGCCAGAACCACCTGAACTACCGCCAGAAGAAACTAGGCGATAGAGTCCACTACCCGGTGGGTCTTCTTCGTAATCAGCCATTTATGAAGCCAATCCTTTTAGCCTAACCTGGTCCATAGTTGCCACATCGACATTGCTAGATGCAAGGTAGTCAACTACAGACATGTGGTTAGCAGAAGTGAAATCATTTGCGCTTACCTTGGTTTCAGGTAGATCATGGAATACAAGAATGAGCCAAGCCTTATTGGCCTTTGCTCTATCAATCTCTCCCTGAATTTGAGCCAATGAGAGATTGCCACAATTTTGACCATAAAGTCTAGTAGGCAAAGATGGATTCTGCATTTCATCTGCACCACCACCAGACAACCTACCAAGCGCAAGTCTGCCTATTCCGTAGAACTTTCTCAGTTCTATTTCAGACGCTGGGTCAACCGTTCCGTTGGGATATGCAAACGATGAGGTTGCGTACCCCCTACTCTGATTCCATGACCTAAGATAGCTAAGTTCGGCAATTCTTTCTTGTGGCGTCATCCCCGGCAATGATTGCACATGCTTTTCGTATGTACTTGCGTGAGCGCCAATTTCCCACAATGACTTAAACGCCAGATTATCAACCTGTTGGGAAGTAAGATATCCAGGAGTATCAATGCGATTAACGATCGGAAATAGAACGCCAGGATATCCGTACTTATCTAGATGAGGTCTTGCTACATTGTAATGACTTGCAAAACTGTCATCATATGTAAGAGTAACCACGCCATTAGGGTACAATTCAACTGGATCGCTCATTGTATCAATGCGCCCAAGACGGACGGTTGCAGCACCAGTACCGCGATCATTAACAAGAATTCTCATGAATGTCAGAGAAGACCTATTGGGCGGAGTCCCTGTCGGAACAGCGGTAGCCCAAGGCAAAGCAATAGGAACCCATTCACCAGCCTTGAATGGTCTCTGAACCTCTGGGATGCCAGACGATGAAAATACCGATTCTAGGGTATAGTAATTGGTAAATCCAGATGCATCAGAAAGAAGAACCCTAATTCGCGCCAATGTGTCAGGAGTGTCAACCTTAACCCAAATGCGATACATTCTTCCAACAGGAATAGGTGTTAATCCGGTTTTTTGTACAATTACAGATGCGCCAGCACCGGCAGTTGTTACCCGAATGCTCTGTGTTCCAAACGCAAAGTCACTAGTGTCATTCAAATTGGACGTGCCACCACCAGCGGACTGAATAGTAAATCCATGTCCAGCCTCAAAGTTTGTAACAACCTTTAAATTCTGTCGTCCAAATCTTGCAACCGGTGCAGAAAGTTCGTCCCTAATGGAAATTGGAGCAAATAGATTGCTAGCCTGATTTCCATTAAGAAATGTTCCATCAGCATCAATAGCATCTTTAAGACCCTGAGGCAATCTCTCATCAACAGGCTTATCGAGGTCAATCATTACAGTGCGAAGATTAACCATCAGTGCTTACCATCCTATAAAGGCCGCTACCCTCTGGGTCTTCAACCCATGCCACCGTTCCTACGGAGTTTCCGCTGAGGGATTCGTAAAGTTCTTCTAGTGCTTTATTCGTACTAGCCGGTGTTCCATCCGTATCCGGCACATTATCAGCCACTAGTTCACCGTCCTATCCAAATCATTGGACCCATCTGGTGAAAAATCTTAGTGTCTGGAAGACCATATTGCAAGTAAATCCTATATCGCGCACCGTGAGGGAGGTAGATGATATCGCTGTATGGAACACGGAATCGGTGCTTATTATTGTCTACATCATTGGTGGCTGTCCATGAATACAGAACCTGCAATGATAATGGATCGGATACCTTCATGATCACCAGGTCTGTGTTACTGACCTGGTGATCATTTGGGGGCGTAAACTCGTATGCGAAATCTATTTCAGGATAGAGCGCAAGCTTTTCTTCTGAGGGAAATTTAACAACATTAGCATAGTCACTGATAGCCATTATGAATTCTCCCCGCGTTCAAGCTCTTTATTCTTGAAAATCTCAACCTCAATAGGTAAAGGAGCAGGGTTTATGCCAACCTCACGAAGCTGATGATTCTGCTTATCAATATGATTAATAGACGCAATACTAACACGCTTAAGCTCCGAGACTTCAATTGCAGTAGCGCGAGCGGTAGCCCTTACCGTATCAAGCTCTTGGCGAAATTCATTCGTATTTTTATCAAAAGCTTCACGCCATCGAGCATCAATATTATCCCGTTCCTCCTGATGCTCTAAATCCCTATTATTCAGCCTCTCCCGAAACTCCTTTCTGGTATCTTCCAGTTCCTTTTCAAGCTCATCGTAGGACCGCAACTGACTACGATCCTTAATGGACTTATACGTTGCGAAGGCTCCGACCAGCGTTGCCAGCGCTACTACGATTGTCCCGATGCCGTACAGGGTTTCATGAGTAAAGTTCTGAACCACTGCCGTGTTTTCAGCCCACAGCAGTTGATTTAGAGCATCAGTCTTCATTCTGCTGGTCTTTCCGCGTAAGAAACAGCCAGCGAGTAATTAACGAAAACTACATAGCTGGCGAAACATGCAAATACGACATATGTCCCCGGTGCAACGAATCCCCCATACCAAAGGCTAGCCGCATAGGCAAAGCCAACAACACAATTATACCAATGCGCTTTCCAGATGTTCGGCTTATTCCACACAAGACAGACGAACAGAACAGCAGCGCATGAAAAGAAAAGAGTTGACCAAATAGGAAATCTAGTCAGATTTTCAATAAATACCAGCAGTGATCCACTATACCTTTCAGGTCTACCAGGAGACCTGACGAATTCATTGGGCACTAAATAGGCCAGAGCGGCTAGAAGCATCAATGCTACATTAGCGTAAGATATCGCTATCCTAGCCCGCTCTGACCTACTTAGAATCCCTTTGCCTCGGGATATCATGCTGCCCGGTTGAGAACTTCACCGTAGGGGGTGGAAGTCGGCGCATTCTGAGCAGCAGTACCGTTTCCAAGGAAAAGGGTGATAATAGGCAGCCAAAGCTGCCACTCGGAATCGCTCACCCAACCGAATGCAATAAACACCGGAGCGACAGCACCCACGACCAGGTATGCCCACCGACGAACACTGTCTGTGGAAGTGAATACCGCGAGGCTGGTAGGAATAGCAGCAAGAACCGCTACACCAATCTGAGTGGCAACACTTTCAGTAGCCCAACCCTTTGCCACTGCAAGCGTGACAATAACCGGGATACCGACGTAAGCCAGAAAAACACGCCAGTCTGCCAGGGTCTTAATCTGGAAGACATTTGCTGGTACGTTCATTGTTTCTCCTTATTTAGAAAACTGGCAGAACTTCATCGTGACCATCGGTAGGCTTGAGTGCCATAACCTTATTCGGTGCCCACAGCAAACGTGCCTTAGTGAAGTCCTGAATCTTCACGCCGGGAACAATATCAATTTCCTTACCGGCAGGCCATCCGTAAGGTCCATTCTCGAAACCGCTACGGTTCCACATGTTACGAATATCGCCACCGACAGGCCAACCTAAATCGTCACCCTCTTGACGATAAATCGCGCCATGCTCGAATCCCTGGACTCCACCTACGATTTCCTTGGACTTATCATTATCCTTGTGGAGGACGGTATGATCACCAATAGGATATCCGAGGAATCCTGTTTCGTATCCAAAACGTGCATAGACTTCAAAGAGCCTCCCCGGTATAGCGTGAGCACCCGTAAGTGGAGACCAGTAAATATAGCCGAATTCGTACTTGCGAAACCGGCCTTTTCCATCAGCCGTAGGACGTTCCTTAGGATCAACGGGATTACCAATCCAAGCCTTTGCACGACCGTACTCCTGATCAATAGCATTCACGATAGGCTTGGGTGCGGCACCAGAAAGATATTCACGCACGAACTGCTCCAACTTATCCCAAGGGAAATTCGGACCCAGGTCGGTATGCGTACCAATGCCAAGCGCACGAGTCACGTAGTTATGGTCGGAGATACCGGCGCGCTTCTTATACGGAGGCTTAATAACGGTAGTATCTACACCCTTTAGGCGTGCAATCTCAATAGCGCGCCAGGCAAAGATGCGAATATCCAGTTCACGCTTAAGCCACTCTGCACGAGTCATAGACGCGCGAGAGCCGGAGAAACAGATATTGTAGGTGTACGGATTAGCATCGAGAACCGACCAGGACGCCCAGTCGGGATTAACCACTCGAACCAAACGACCATGACCAATAATGTCGTGGTAGCTCACACCGTTAGCGCCATTGCAATACCGTGCAAGATTTTCCGGCGTAGCGCTATCGGGAGCCTCCTGAGTATGACCCAGGATATTGCTAATCCTTGCACCCCAGCGATTACTGTAACCGCTGCCGTACATATCAAGCTGAGTGTAATTAGGCTTTGCCACTGCTGCATTCTCCTGAGGTTCAGTGATAACTACAGGAGCGGGCTTACGATTGATGCCCCACTGACCGTAGTCTGTTTTATGGGTAGTATTTCGGTCAATGCCAATTCCATTGACCTTTTGCTTATCTACCTCATACTGGCGAATATGAACGTCTTCCCACTGAACGGGCAGGCTTGCGTTCCAATTACCGTTAACGTCATATCGGCTCCACGCAAGAGTCTGCCAAAGCCATGTAAACCCGTCCTCTTTGGCCCACCACATAGAGCGCTGGCCGCCGTAAACCCCAACCCATTCCTTGCCAATTATAGAAGCAATTCCATTGAGCCAAGGGAGAACTCGATTATTCCAGGTATTAAGATTTACATCTTCATCAACCGAGAAATAGATCGGCGTAAATCCAGAACCTCCAACAGCAAAGTGCTCATCAAGAGCGCGCTGGCCCATGCTAGCGCCAGTGCGGAATGGATCACCAACTTTAAAGTCAGCACTAGCACCTTTGCCCAATTGCCAGTTAGAAACAAGCTGCAAGCCATGCGCTTTATAATCATCGGCTTCCGCCTTGGTGATCTTTTTCTTTGTCAATCCCCTATCGGGAGAATTACAAAGGTACCGAATTGCACCATCGAATCCAGCAGCTTCTACCGCCGCCGCGCCGGGATATCCACCCGAATAGTCGATAAGGTGAGCCATAATATGTTTTCCTGTCTGTTAGCACTACTCAGTATAGTGTCCGATGCGCTCACAGTCACGCGACCGACTGGGTCGCATTAACTCTTTCCGAACACGGAGTTACCTTGTTCGTCTAGAACATCGTCTCCGACAATGTTAAACCCATCCGGCAGGATAGGATTATCGGGTACAAATTCCTGGCGGATGGGTTCGATCTCAGGCTCAGGAGTCTCAGGTTCCTCCATACGAACGCTTACCGCACCCTTTGCCAAGCCATCTCGCTTGATGCACAGCATTTCATTCTCGTCAATTTCGATATCAAGCTCGATACCGTTGAAATTTACTATCATGACTGAATCCAATCTCTGTAGGCGAAGTCTTCAAGAATACCCGCACTCTTAAAGCTACCGTGCTCAATGTAGCATCCGGCCAGACGGTTACCTTTACCCATGAACAGGTAATTGCCTGTATCGGACCACTGCACAATGGGAACAGTTGGTGATCCTGGCTTGTAGATTTTCAGAGTACGATTGTCATTGATATCGAATGTGGCTCGCCATCGACCATTGTTTCCGGTTGTTGAAGTGATAGCTCGCTGAGTTTGACTGTTGCCAATTCCCGATCCGGCGGTAGTAATCTCAACTTCATTCTTGTTGATTTGTACGGTAGCAAATCTCTGCATGGTAGATGAACCAAACAGCACTATACCGGCTGCAATGCTATCACCATCAATAGCTCGGACTGTCCATTCAACCTCGAAGACATCTGTATTGACCGGACTCTTATAGAACCTCATAGCTCGCTGGGTAAGAAGCTGATTGCTTGGATTAACAAGCTCTCCATTAGAAATAGAAAGATGCTCACCCTGATCTTTAGCCGCATACGGAAACGATGTACCAATTGGCACGCTATTAAAGTTCTCAAAGAAGTCTCTGGGTGCAGGTGCAGGAATACTTAACTGTCCATATTCCACGTATGCCAGCAGGTAAGAATACCTGGAATCAGCTTCGCTTGCAGCAATGGATGCCGGTGCAGAATTTGTAGTTCGCGCCATTGAAACGTTCAGCGGTCGAACGGTATTAGGATAGTTTTCAATTGGAAAACGTCTACCGTCTAGATAGAGTGTTCCGGCACCAACCGGCCTAAATTGAACGCCTATGATATCCTTGGGACTAGAAACATACGCATCGGTGTTGACAACTATCCAGCCCTTGCTGGTCGTTATATCAAGAGCAAGGTTGGCGGTAGTGGCTTTCCACGTCCACGATCCATCGTCTTCCATGATGTAAATATCTGCATAACACGTAGTGAGATCATTGGTTCGACGTGCCTTAAAGTACAGCACATCTTTTCTAGACGCCATCTCGCACTTAATAAATGGCATGTGCAACAGTGATGCCGTTACCGCAATTTCAGACGTACCACCAGCACCAACGGTGATAATCATCTCATGGGTATGGGAACCCTTAGTGCCAAGGGTTCCATCATGACCTGAATGAGAGCCAGCGGATTCCATAGTAAAACCAGCGGAATGATTATGTAATCCAGGCTCACTAAGAAGCTGGTAATCAAAAGATGATTCACCGGTGGGGTTTAGGCCACGATACAAAGGTCGAGTTGTGCGCGTAAAAAGCTGCGCTTCAACGTTATTAGCCTGATTCGACGCGGCTTCTGCTGCCTCGCTGGCTGACTGAGCCTGCTCCTGTGCCGTCTGCGCGGCCCCTGTGGCGTTGTCAGTGTCCTGCTCTAGCTTTGAGGTACCTCGAATGGCCGTGATATAACGGTCTCCTGGCGTCCCCTCAATACGTACCTCTTGCCCAACCTCATTCGGGATTACCGTATTGAAGGGTACACGCACGGAATCGGTTTCACCCGTATAGGTAACCATGCAATACTTCTGCGCAAGATTGATAGAATTGACCACGGCGTATCGCGGCGCGGGACGATTCTTGTCAATCTCAGCACGCACAGTCTTTCGTATAATACTGTCAAGCTGTGCGGCAAATTCGGGATCAGCAAAATCCAGACTCATAGCTTGGTGATCCTCTTTCCTGTGCCAGACATGGGACTAAGATCAAATGGAAACGTCAACGAAGTAATAAGGAATCTAGCTGGTCCCCATTGCTCAGCCTCAATACCGTATTGAATATTAAGCTCAACGATTTCACCAGGCTCTATCCAAGGAAGCATAGATGCAGTGAAATTCATTTCAAACTCTTCCAATGATGACACACTGAGCAGCGTCGTTGCAATCTCTTGCGCCTGCTGATTAGAGGTCACCATGCTATTTGTGATGTTATTCGTACGCTCACCAATTGCGCCGATACTCGTTGGCGAATCAGGGTTTTCATTAACCGCCTCGCCATAGACAAGAGGCTTGGTCTGGTCGGACGACTCGCCTACAACAGTAACTCGGTTGTAAATGCTCGTGTCACTGGTACGCCGATCAATATTGACCAGGTTACCGCGCGGACCATCTTCCAGAGACAGAACCGGTGGTGAGGTAATAGGATCGGATTGCTCTGTCAGGCAAAGGTATCCCTGAGAATCAAAGAAGATATTTAGGTTATTTGCCTGAGCAAGAGTCTTCATGATTTCCCAGCGAGGCTGATCGCGTTCGTACGTAGTGTCTTTGCCTACAGTATAATTCATATCCGGCACCTTATCCTTGGTGATACCGGCATTGTAGGCAAGTGCCTTGATAACGTCTGAAACCTTTTGTGTAGCAGTAAACATCGTTGCTTTAGAAAGCTTAGACTGCAAGCATCGCTTGGTGTAATCACGACAGGTCACATTGACCATGCCACGACTTTCACTGCTACCACCGAGAGTGTCGATAACGAATTCACCCATCTGAGTTTCCCATTCAGGTTCAACCGAATAATAGATGAGCCTATCAATCACTGCACCAAGAAAATTAGAGTACTCCTGCCAGTCCGCCGTCGTGGGGAATGAGTCAGTTTCAAAATCGTTGACTAGGCCATGAATCCACGTCTGCCCGTTAAGGTCTGAGCGCATAACGAAGCCTGGGGTGAATCCATTGGCGTCGTCGTAGTGGTTGACGATTACCTCTGAACCCGCTGCGGGGGTAAGGATTCTACGAATACTGCCGGGTGAATTGGTTCTCCACGAATCCCACCCGGTGATAATTTCATCCTCTACTTCAAGGTTCTGTTCCATCATTCGCTCACCGGGAACGGACACCAAAGACGTTGCAGCGCCGGTGATAATGTAGGGCAGCTGAGCACTCGTGGCATCCAGGCCAAAAGTGAGGATGGATTTACCCGCATTGAATGCAGAGGTAAGTAGGCTCAACTTGCGCGTGTAAGTATCAGAAATTGAAATCAGTATGTCGAAATCCTGAACCTCTGCAAGCGTAGTTACCTGTGGATTGTAATGCACGACTTTGATTCCGGCAGCGGACAATAGCCGTTTAAGGGCCAATGCCTGACCAAGCGAATTGAACTCTTCCACGATCATGATTGCCGGATCACGCTGATTCTGGTGAGTAATAAGACCGTAGTAGAGCTTAATCACCTTGTCATACCACAAGTTACCGGCTTCTGGATTAAGTTCAAAGTTCCAGTTATCGAGAGTTATATCGGCATTCCGTCGTTCGTCCCGATCGTAGTCCGCACTGACGGAACATTCTACAAGAATAGAATCCCAAAGCTCTTGTTTCCACGGGGTTTTGCCGTCATATTCATATAGCTCAATACGACGCACATGCTCAGAGGTTGGAGCATTAAGAGCGTCCTGAATAAATCTATTGGGAGCTACACTCACGGCGCACCACCATCAATAATCCCGTAGATAGCAACAGTATTGACGATCTTTCCACCGGTGGTATCAATCACCTCAGCGTAGGGAATATCAACGTCGGCGAACTCCGAAGTTCCAACACCCGGAATACGATCCACGCCAATATTACCCAGAGCAACAGGTGTGACATTGCCGAACGGGTCTTTAAGGAACACAACAGAATTGTGATCCGCCAGCGACATTAGATCGTCAACCTGTTCAGATGCGCCCTTCTGCTGATTGTGCCTAATCTGGCAGGTAAGATTGCCAGTCTTTCCCATCTTTGTACCGAAGATGGTTCGACGTCCACCATTCATAATCGTGTACTGATTAAACTCGCGCTCATCAGTGAACTTATCGGCATTTACATTGTGCAGCTTGATATTCAAAGACGAGTCCTCGGGGGAGATGAGCCAGTACTTATCCGAGAATATATACACAGGCTGAACGAATTCATCCTGTGAAGACTCCACGATAGAGCCAAATCGGTACGCCGCCTGTGTAACACTTAGGTCGAACTCACCGTTACCAGCGATCATCCAATCCCTAAATTCTCTTGTGTCAGGATCGGATACAGTACCGGCAAGCTGCCATTCATTCTCATCGTAGGCGCTGTGCTTACGATGATAGATGCGCCATTCGAGGAACTGAGGGTCAGGGTTACCGTTCGGAAAATTAACCGTCACAAAGCCATTGGCGTTGTAATCCGATGCGTCAGAGGTTGCAGGTACAAACTCAGGACGTTCAAAGTTCGTTGAGAAGTTCCTGATAAGTGTGCGGCTCAAATCCTCACTGTCGGTAACGGTAAGTGAAATCTGATATCCGCTAAGGTTTTTCAAGATCGGCGTCGGAGGCATGTATGCGGTAGCAGTGGAAACGATTGTGCCACTGTCGAATGCAATCTTGGAATCCAGTCGATTCGTGAACTTGATACGGAAAGATTTCTGAGTCAGCTCAGGGCGTGCAAAAACACACGACCATGTGATGTTCGGCTGGCCGGTAATAATCGCGCTATCGGCTGCGGGAAATGGCATCGTAATAATCGGCGCCACAGACAGGCGGAATGTAGACTGGTATTCAGTAAGTGAGGCAACGTCATCCGCGTCCCAAATACGAACACCAATCTTCATCATCTGATGTAGCCATGATGTAGGGATATTCATATCTGCCCGCGCCAGAGACGAATTCAGCTTACCGGTATCCTGAATAACCGTGTTCGCATTATCTAGCACGCGCATCTGGTATGCAGATTGAGTATCCCCGCTCCAAGGGTCAGTGAAGTCCCAGGTAACCATCTGCAAATCCTGGTCGAAACTCTTTCCACCAGAAGGGAATACGTTCGCCGGAATCGGTCGATGGGAAACCGTGAAAGCGATCGAGCTTGACCATGCACCCGATTGACCGTAGGTATCGGTAGCGCGCACACGGTAGTACCAAACCCCTTGCGAGGTATACTGACTCGGGTCTTCCACCGATACAGTGTTGCCTTGCTTTCCAGGAATTACAGCGGGGTTCGGGGTCGGGTCATAACCGATCACAGCAGGCAAGCTCGGAGACACGACCTTTACCCCGTCAGCAGTATTGGTCCACTGCACGACAGCGCCGGAAAAGTCAGACTGCTTTGAAAGCTGGTACGTAATACCGACTTTCCGACCACCGCTTGGTGTTGTGGAAAGCGTAGCGGTGCGTTTTGCGTACGGTGTTGCAACAGTGGATGATCCAGCAGGTTCGGTGGGCGACGGCACCGGCAATGCAGTGTGGACGATATTGAACGTGGTAACAGCACCCCACGCGCTTTCCTTGCCCCGATAGTCGCGCCCCTTCATGCGCAAATACCATTGCCCCGGACCAAGATTGGTCCACTTGGAATCATCGAGCAACACGCTGTTGTAGTAGCTACGTGTGCCAGCGGCAGTGGACTGCACGAGTTCATTTGCGGCGGGGGCGAACGTGCGAACGTCGTTGGTAAATCCCGAATCTCGGGCAACCTGAAAAATTGCCTGTACCGGCTGCTCTGGCTGTGGCGCAGGCATCACCGCTGAGAAATTCACCGACGATGTATCAATGGTTTGATTGTTCGCCGGATATGGTGTGGTCGGAACCGGCACCGGATCGTCGTAGACCGCGATGATGAACGATTCCGAGCACACACACCAACGGTTGCCCTTGTTGGGACCAATTTCGCCTACGGCAGCACCGGTTTCGCTACCCATAGCAGTAATATCGGCGGGTAGCCACGGCGCTAGATTCTTGTTGTAGAGCGCTGGCCCCTCAATGGTGCGCGCGTCGTCGTTGTAACCATCCTGCACGTAGGTGCGGGTGCTAGGTTCTTTCTTTCCTCCAACACGCAGGTACGACATAACCCACCCGTTATACAGGCCCAGTAAACCTGTATTACGTTGGCGGTGAGCATTTCTCACGGCAATAATGTCTCGTCCGACCGGGATGGCTCCCACGGTAGGAAATGCAGGGTAGGTCTGAATAGAGCCAGCATCCTGGAAGTAACGCTTGAAGGTGTTGTCGTTATTATCGCCCAACACCACTCCGCTGCCTACGGTTTCAACCTCACCGTAGTCAACGGAGTACAGCGGCCTATGTATGTAGCGCCCCATTATCCCTACCCTGCAAGCGATTCAAGATTATTAGCGAGATTCTGAGCACCCGAAGTATTGGTAACGTTCGGGAGTGAGATATCGCCATAAATATTGAGTACGGTCGTCTGATTCGTGTTGTTCTGGATTGTCTCTTCTGGCACCTTGAAGTTCGGGCCAGAGGCACCCTTTCGGATAGCGTCGATGTTATCATTCACAGCTTGGTTAGCGGCATCATATGAGTCGTAGCTGTACACCGAGTCCGGGGAGAACCTGGTGATGAACATCTTGATAGCCTTGAAGATTGCCGGAACGATTTCCACAATGGCTTCCAGAATCAAAGGCAGCAAGGTGAATACAGCCTTGAATGCCAATGCAACAGCAGCGGCAATAGCCATCGGGTTACCGGCAGCAATACCAGCAATTGCAGCGGTCCATGCTGCACCATCCTGAGCGATCAGTGTTTCAATTGCAGAACCGATCTTGGCAGTATGCTTAAGTACAGACGGCGCAACGGTTTTGAACGCCATGTACATGCCCTTGCTGGCATTAGCCATGTCATTCAGGCGCTTTTCCTGACGCATCTGATCGGTAACCGGTCGATTAGTTCCAGCCCAGTCAACGTAGGTAGGCTCAGCATCGGGGAGATTTTCGATCAGACCACCCATAGCTTCGATCAGCGGAGCAAACATGCTGAACGTGAAATTGGAAATCTCGAAATTCTCAGGAGTAACCTTACCGGTTTCCTTATCGGTACTACCGGGCGTGTACTTCACTGTCGGAACGGCACTTTGAGCCGCGCGCAACACTCCGAGCATTGACGTAAGAATCTTCGTCTGGTCGGCAGAGATGAGCGAATTAGCATCAACCGCACCGGCAACCTTGGAGCCAGAAGCGGTAACCGCCGAAGTCGTTGTAGCAGCGGCTTTTGCCGTCTCTTCTGCTGCACCAATAATCAGCGGGTTCCACTTCTTATTCTCACCCTCTAGTGCAACCTCAGTAGCAATAGCGGTGGCATCCTGAATCTTTTGATCGGTATTAGCACCGAACAGAGTCTTCATGGCCGAGATGAATCCGGTAGAGATAATCTCGGGAGTGATTGCGGGCTTACTTGCAGCCGTGTAAATAGCCTTCCAATCACTGTTTTCCAGAACAGCTTCCGGCTTGCCAGTGTGATTGTAATAGGTGCTGAAACCGTCAGGCGTAGGCGGCAACCATCCGCCCTTATCATATCCACCCTTACCACGACCCCAACGAGTAGTAAGATCGTTGCCGTAGTTGTCACGGTAATACCGAAGCGCGGCATTCATATTCGCCCACGGATCAGTAATGCCGCCAGGAATCGACGGGTCTCGCCAAGTCTCGAACGTGGACGGAATCGTCTGCAAGAGACCCCGGGACGGAGTACCGTTCTGCGCGTTGATATCCCAGTTATTCACTGCATTGGGATCACCCTTAGATTCATCCCAAATCTGACCGAGCATTGCATCCTGCTCGCGCTTAGTCCCAGCGAATCCCTGCTTCTTAAGCGCAGCGATAACCATCGGACGCCAACGTTCAACGCCTGAAATGTCACCACCACCAAGACCCGGACCCATTGCGTCCAGCTTCTTGGCTTCGTCTTCAATCTTCTTGCGAGTACCCTTATCCCAAGCCTCAGCAGTTTTCAGTGGTACGGTTCCAGCGTGGCCCTTTCCTTGGAATGCCTTGGCATCCTCAATCATCTTCTTAAGACCAGGCTCCACCATCGAGCCAAGAATTTCCATCATGGAAGCGCCGCCACCGGCAGTTGCAGCAACGAACATTCCATCTGTAATTGCCAAGTGATAACGAGTCGGGAATTGCGAATCGTTTGCACCAGTAGCAGGTCCACCATAAGTAGCACCGCCACCGGTCCCACCACCGGACTCGATATTGACGTTCGGCAGTCCGGGAATGCCGCTCAATGTACCGGCAGCGTGAGGAACGCTAATACCGATCGAATGACCGGCACCGAGACCCTTGGCCCAAATCTGATTGCCAATTCGGACGATATTACCCTGCGCTCCACCGCCACCAGGGAATGAACCGGTAGCCCACTTACGAGAACCACCAGGACCGCCCATAATTACATCGGCAACCTCGGACTGGAATCCCGAACAGTCAGTACCGCCGTTACGTGATCCACCCGAAGAACCGCCGAGAATGTATGGTCCGGGAGAAATACGCTTAGCAAACAGGTGACCGCGCTGGAATGCTTTCCACGTCGGAGAACCGGGGTCGGTGGGACCGCCGGTTGCAAGCTTCATAACAGTACCATTGGTACTCTGAACCTTGTAATTGCCACCAATTCCGAACATGCCTTGCGGCGTAGACTTTCCGAAGTTAAACCGGTTAAGGTTAGTTACTCCACCGGCGCGCCTAACCGCGTCGGCACTAAGTACGTACTCATTGCGCGACAATCTGGCCGGAATAGAATCGCTAGTTTCCGTACCTGGACCCTTGACTGGACCACCAGTTGCAAAGTTAACTGGATATTGCTGCATCTTGTTCGCGCCGATAAGTTCAGCAACATTATTCCACACACCCATAAGGCCATTGTTGTAGACCCTATCAATTGTGAAGCGAACCGGGGCAGCAGTACCCTCCTGAATTCCAAGCCATGCAGATTGGATATTTGTAACAGCAGTCTGGAAGTTGGTAACAGCCTCGTCCAGCATTCCAGCAAGAGAGGTGAATACGTCCGTAATAGGACCGTTAACCGTATCCTGCATACTAGTTGCAAGATTCTGGAAGATGTCGGTAACGTCAATACGGAAGGTATCGAACAAGTCCTTGCTAGCATTGAGCAGAGTTGTAAGAGCACTCTGGTAGTTAGCAGAGAACTTGTTAAACTCTGTAATCTGACTTGCGTACCAAGCAATCTGAGCATTAAGCTCAGTAGTACGGAACGTGGTAGAAAGTCCAGTAAATGTAGTGTAGTACGTCTGCTGTGCAGTCAGTAGAGCAGTGTACTGAGAAGTGACCGTAGTCAATTCCGCAGTATTGTACGCAACCAATGCGGCCATCTTTGCAAGGTCATGCGTATTCTGAGCAACCAATTCCAAAGCATTATGCTCAGTCTGCATTACAGTCAGATTCGCGTAATAACCCTGCCACACCAGCGTTGCGGCCTGAGTGGCGGCGGTCACCTGAGCAGCGAGCGCAGCCGGATCAGGGCCAGCGGCAGCCGGGGCCGCGCCAGCCTCAGGAGCAGCCGGAGCAGCCGGAAGGGCAGCCGGTGCAGCCTGTACAGCGGGGATGGATAGGGGGGCCGCATTATCTATTCCAGCAGACGCCGCGTCAGACAATGCGTTGCTCGCAGAAGTGATATCAGCAAGCTGATTCTCCATGCCAATAACGAGACCTTCACCAATATTTGTACCAAATTCGGTGAAAACCTTAGACGGAGAAGCGATACCCATTGCACGCTTAAAGCCTTCGCGGATTATCTTATTGGGAATTTTATCCGCAAACATCTGTGCGATATTCTTAAGAAGATCGCCAGCACCATCAATCAGACCTCGAATGAGATCCTTTCCTGCCTCAAAGAGGGTATTCTTAAGATTACCAAGCTTATCCTTAATCTGACCTGGTAGACCCTTAACCCAGTCCAGGAATTCGTTCCACTTTTCAACGGCGGCGTCTTTAAGGCCCTGAATGATATCCTTGCCCTTTTGCCACAAGAAATCACGCGCATTGCCAAGCTTCTCCCGGACCGTTCCGGCCAGGCCGGTGATCCAATTCCAGAGGTCTTGCGCTTTTTCAACGATACCATTAAGAAGGCCAAGAATAATGTCAACGCCAATGCGTGCCATAACCTTGGATGGGGACTGAATTTCAAATCCCTCTTTAATACCGTTGATAAATCTATCAACGATATTCTCTTTGATCCAGGTTGTGACATTAAGCAGAACATTACCAATACCCTTGAACAGGCCACCGATAATATCTCCACCGACGTCAAGCAGCCATTCTCCAGCCTTAGCCCAGCTTTCACCGGTAAATAGACCCTTAATGAAATTAACTACATTAGTACGAACCGATTCCCAGTCAATTCCCGCAAGCCACTCGCCGATATTCTTGGGAATATCGTAGAAGAACAGCTTGAGTCCACCAAGCATAAGCTTGGTACTCTCGACAATACCCCGGCCAATAAGACCGATAATATAACCGAGAAGGAATGCAAGAGCGCCCGCAATTTCACCAGGCAATCCCATAAGGAATGTGCCGATCTTAGGGCCAAGCTCTTTAAGTTCGTCAACAATCTTCTGCGGAAGACCCTTGAACCAATTCTTTATCTTGGTTCCAAACTCTTCCAGCTTCTTAGAAACATCAGGGAAGAGGTTACCCAGACTGTTTTCTAGCGCAGCGCTATCAACCTCAGGAAGCTCGGTATCAATTTCAGCCATATCACCGAGAGCGTCACCGGCAGCATCAATTGCATCCGCATGTTCCTTAGCTGCATCGGCAGCCTCTTTTTGCGCCTGCTCAATCTCATCAAGGCGTGCATTTACTGTACTGGCAGCCTGAGTGATTTCATCCATTGCTGCGCGAGTATCATCGACAGCAGTGGAAGTGGCGTCATAAGCGCTCTTTACTTGGTCAAGCTTATTCTTCTCAACATCAAGGCGAGAATTAAGTGCATCACGAGATTCAGTTGCAGCATCAATTGCCAACTGCTGAGCCTCAACGGCAGCGGTAGCAAAATCATTAGCAATAGTCAGACCAGAAACAGCAGACTTGTATGTGGTAACACCGGCAACAATAGTGCTGAAATCCAGTTCCTTCTCGTTGTTGACTAGTTGCTCAATCTGACGAGTAAGCGGATCAAACTTAAGAGAGTTTTCCAGGTCGAGGCGCTCACCCTTTCGGCCCAATTCATCTAGTTGCTTATTAAGTTTTTCGACCTCGGTGGACGGACCTTCAAGCGCGGCATTTTGCTGAGACTTAAGATCAGCAATCATCTTGTCATAGGTAGCAAGAACATCTGAACCTGCACCCTTAGACTGCAATTCCATGCGAGTTCCGGACAGGGTTTCAATCTGACCCTGCAAACGGGCGAACTTATCTTCCAGGCTATCAATGCTTTCGCCAGCATCTTCAAGCTTAAGGATTTCCAGACGAAGTCGCTTCTGTGCCATTTCATTTTCAAAAATGGCATCGCTCATCGCGCGCATACCCTTAATGGGTGCGCTTGCATAATAGTCTAGCTTTTCCTTAGCAGCATCGAGAGCCTTACCGGTGGCATCGGCAGCTTTCTGCAAAAGAGTAAGACCCTTTTGCATACCCTCGATAGCAGCATCGGCTTGCTTGACCTGATTTTCCAGACCATCAATTACACGCTGCTGACGAAGTGCCGTAGCATTAAGGCTGAGCATCGTGGATTCAAGGCGCTTTGCCTGTGCATCCAATGCAGCATAAGACCGTGCAGCGCCACCAGATGGGTCTGCACGATTAAGCTCTTTATTACGATCCTCTGTCTCGATGGTAGTAGCACGAACCTTAAGATTCGATGTAGCTCTACCGAATTGAGAAATGGCACCATAGGCAGACCTGATATCAGTCTGAATCTTCTTACTAGCGTCAGCAAATTCACCAGTAACGACAGCCATACCGTTCTGCACATTTTCAACCAATGAAGGCGAGTGACGTGCAAACGGATTAATGTAGCTAAAGAAGTTGTATACAGCCTTAGCGGCCTTGGCAATTGTACGGACAACAGCGTTGAATACATCTGCAACAAGCTGCGGAAGCTTACTAAGCGCTGCACCAATTCCACGAACAATAGCAACAAAGGGCTTAGCCAGCATGGGGATATTCTTATCCCCACGAATCTTAGCTACAATCTCCTTAATCTCATCCATTGCATTGCCAACGAGTGCAGCAGCAACGCCGAACGCGGCAGCAATTGGTCCACCACGGACAAGAATTTTAGAGAGTCCTCGTGCGAATCCCTTCATGGAATTCATACCAAGGCGCTCTAGAATTTTCTGGAATCCCTTACCCTCAGTGGTAAAGAAATTCTTAATCTTGGTTCCCCAAGACTTAAACATTCCTGGCGGAATAAACAGTAGTGCGGTAAGAATAGTGCCAGCAATACCGCCACCACGCATACCCTTCTTGGCCCCATTTTTAGCACCAGCGGCGGCAGCGGCACCGCCAGCAGCAGCAGCGCCAGCCTGACTACGCGCACCGGCAGCAGTGGCAGCAACACGCGCCTGATTACCACGCACAACAGCAGCGGTCATTGCGGCTTCATTACGCTGTACTGCGGCAAGCTGCAATTGTCCATTAGTTCTGACGGCAGCAGTCTGGGTAATACCGGCTTCTTTAATCGCCGCCGTGGTAAGCATTCCACGACGGTAATAAGCCATAATTTCGGCCTGGGTCATACCCCTGGTCGAATTAAGCATACGACGACCGGCTTGCGCATGAGCAGCAGCAGCAGCATTTCCTGCGGCAGCGGTCGAGCCGGGAATTCCACCCATGCCTGCGGCCCATGCTGCTGACGTTGCGCGCGAACCTGTAGCAGCGGCAGCGGCAGTTTGCGCAGAACCGGTACGCACTGCGCCAGCAGCAGCCCTAAATGGTGCAGCAATGCCACCCATTACTGCACTACGAACCTTTGCGGCAGTACGAGTAATAATATTGCCAGACTTAGCCGTGGTAGCGCCAGCAGCGCCAATATCAGCGCCACCCTTTTTACTTGCACGACCCGCCTTGGTGAAGGTCTTCCCAAACCATCCCAAGGTTTTTGCCATAGAGCCAAGAAGCACATTCGTAGCACCCAAAAGGACCGCAATTGGTGCGGCAAGTGCAACGAATACACCAAAAGCAAGTGCGGCCTGCTGTACACCCTCTGGCAGATTGGTAAATGCCTTAGCTAGCTTGGCAATGGTTTGCAGGATAGAAAGAATATAGGGCAGCGCAATAACGCCGATATCCATAAGAGAGTTTTTGATTGCAGTACTTGCAATCTTAAACTTCTGCGGATTCGACTCGAAATAAGTCGTAAGCTCTTCTTGCCACTGTTTAAAGCTACGGGAATTCTTTCCTGTTCCGCTTTCCAGTGCATCTTGAACCTTGACAATATTACCTGCCCAGTCTTGCAGGTCTTTATTAATCTGAGCACCACGAGATGACTGATACTTGCCAAACAGCGCAAAGTTAAGTTCTGCCAATTGCTGCGTATTAAGCTTCTTACTAATATTGGATATGTGTCTAAACTTATCCATAGTAGAAAGAGACTGATACGCAGCAGAGTCCATATCGAGAAGCCCATTGGTGATAAGGCCAACCTTCTCAACAACCTCTGGCATGGACCTAGAAGATGCCCTAAGGTTAGTCGAAATGGACTTCAAACCATTACCAGCCGTAGCAGCGGTACCGGTAACGCGAGTTAATGCAGTAAGAATTGCAGTCGTCTCATCGAAAGACAATCCAGCATCACGAGCCTGGGCACCAGTTCGTGACATGCCGTCAAACAGGTCTTCCATCGAAACCTGAGTGATATTCGACGCAAGGTTGAATTTCTGCAATGCGCCCTGAATTTCAGAAATACCCTCAGCAGACTTCTTACCGGTGAATCCCCACTGCAAAGCAAGTGCCTGCATACCCTCAGAAGATTTTTCGGCGGTCATATCGCCGACAATCATCGCCTGATTAGTAAGCTTGGTAAACTCTAAGAGTTCCTGACCCGACTTACCTGCCTGCGCCCATGCGGCAGCCATTTCGGTAATTTCCTCTTGCGAGGTACCGGTCTGATCTGAAAGCTTACGCAATTCATCGGTGAGGATTCTAAACTGAGCGGCAGTCTTGGAATTAGCATCATTAATACTGTCCCCAAGACCGGCGTCATAAACCTTCTTAAGATTGGTCTGCTGCTTTTCAAGATCAAGCTGCCACTTAACGCCCATGCCAATTGCAAGGGCCATTGGTGCAGTAAAGTACAATGCCATTTGGCGACCGGCCCACTGCATTTGTGAGCCGAACTTGGTCATCTTAGCGCCGGTGGCAGAAAGATTATCGCCCCAATGCGTAGTTGACCTAGACGCATTGTTTACAACAGGAACCGTTTGACCAACTTTGGTGGTGTAGTTGGTAACGTTTCGCTCGGTAGCGCCAAGCTTATTGCGAAAGAGGTCAATCTCTTTCGATGTAGAACGAGTCCGCTCACCATAATGACGCCAAGCGGGAGAGTGAACTAATTCCTTACCAAGATTAGACTGTGCAGTCCTGGTCTTGTTAATGGAGTCAGTAGCATCCTTATTGGATTTAGCCATCTTTGTTGCGCCAGCAGCAGCAGCGGCAGCACCAGCACCGGCAACGGCACCAGCGGTACCCAATCCGGTCATTGCGGCACTCGCGCCAGCAAGCGAACGCATTGCAGCGGCGGTACTATTCGCCGCAAGATTTAGACCAATAAGTTGCTTTTCAAGAATCTCCGCTGCTACGCCAGCTTCGAGCATAGAAGCGGCAGCCTGTGCAGCGTTAACACCAATAGTGTCGAGAGTCTTCGCGGCCTTAGATCTACCAATAGATGCCAAACTCTTAGAAAGGTTCGACAGAGAAGCGCTTGCCATGCTAGCCGGAACAGCCAGATTAGACATTTTCGCAACAAGCGTAGACAGGCCAGTATCGGCAATAAGAGTTGCGCGTTCAAGCTGACGCAATGCGCCAGTAAGTTTATTAAGAGCGTCACGCGCTTGCTTTGCGCGGACATTAATAAGGATATTAAGCTGAGCCTGAGTCATTTATTCGTGGCCTTTAGGTCACATCATGGGTTTCGCAATGCACCCTTTAATTACGACTGTTGACAAGCATACACGCAAGGCGTGGCCGGAGTCTACCGGCCACGCCTGCGGGTGGGTCGCGCGGGATTTTGCATCTTTTGCTTTTTCTCCCGCTTACGTTCCTCTTCTTTTTGCGCCTTTCCCCGTTCCTCGAAAATAATAAGCCATTTATCGAGAAGAATGGGGTCCATGTTATACCAGCCGCCATCAACAGGGAGTTGCATTTTCAGCAACTCTGTTATCATGAAAGCTCGTAATGCTGGATGAGGATTTTCTACAGGCTCATTCCGAACGTATGAACGAACCTGGATTACGAATTTTTTTCCTCTTCCTCTCGATCAAGCGCAGCCTGCTTTTGCTCTTCCAGTTCGTCAATCTGTTCCTGGATTTCAGCGGAAGTTGCCTCAGCAAACATCCACTTATTCACCTTGCGGATTGCCTTTTCAAGCTGATCAATCAGATACGGATCAGCCTTAGTAAGGAACAGGTTAAGAGTAGCAGTATTGAAATTAAGCTCATTACCATCGCGGAAAAGCTTCCAGCCGGTAAGGGAGACCTCAATAAGAGCGCGACGGTCACCAGCGGGGTCGACACCCATTCGAGCGTTATTGGAGGCTCGCTCAATAACGACACCCTTATTGGTCATCTTCTGATACTTAGAGCGCATACCCTCATTCATCTTCTTAAACGAGATATACTGACGCTCATGCTCAGGAATGTCATCCTGACCGGGAAGGTACCACTTTTCATCTACATCATTCGCCCAGTAATCCTTGCGAATGACCGTGGTAGTGGGAACACCATTTGCAGCAGCGGCCTGCTCTGCTGCAATCTGCTCAGGAGTCTTGTTGTAATTAAGGCTCGTCGGATCAGCGGTGTCGATGGGGTAAGGATTCGTCATTTGATTGCCCTTTCTAGGCATGGGTGACATATTTAATTGGTGGAATCCCCCTGGTGCATCACGGTTCACCAGGGGGATTCCATTCTCTTTAGTGACCTCGGCATAACACTAAAGAGAAGTATTCAATTAGGCTGCTTCCTCGAATTCATTCGAGACGACAGCGGTTGCAACCGGAGCAGCAATATCGGGACGGACCGCAGTCATCTCGACATCATTTTCCAGGGGATCGGCACCCGAAGGCTCGAAAGCAAACGGGGAGAAGATAACCTTGGGAAGTTCAAGCTCAAGCTTGTACTTCGCATTAGCGGTAGTTCCCGGAATGTTCTCGTATGCCTCACAGGTGATAACGAGAGGCTTCTTCGTGGTAAGTCCACCAACAGCAGTTGCACCAGGGGTACCAAGAAGCGCCTGACGCATCATTGACGCGCTAGTGTGCTCGACAGTCATGGACGCGGTAACCTCACGGTTCTGCGCAGTCATATCGCCCAAGAAGAACGACCCCAAGAAGAAGTTATCATCGGTGATGTTGTTATTAACATCGAAAGAGAACGACTTAGCGGGAACGGTAACACCGTCATAAGTCAGGGTAATATTCGTACCCACAACCAGAGAGGTATTATCCATAACGTCGGTCGGGTCAACCGCCGCTGCACCAGCATTCATAAGCCGTGCAATGATACCCACCGTGGAGGTAAGGAATCCGTTTGCATCAGCTTCGAGATGGAAGGTGTTAACCACAGCGTCCGTATACAGGAACCGCTCAAGGTTATTCGAGATTCGCTCGTAAACCGTGAACATCGGAAGCTGGCTGGAATCCGTGGGAGTCAGCGTATGGTCAAAAACGGCAGTATCACCCACGCGAGCGACACTCGCCTTAACGCCGAATGCGTGATAAAGGAAAAACGCAACAGCCTTAAAACGAACGTACATCTCGTAATCGCCGCCGAAACTAACGGCACCGAGATATGCATCCGAAGTATCTCGACCGCCACCAATCTCAGGATCGGTAACCAAAAGCTCACGATTACCTGCAAGAGAACCGGAGGTCAACCGGAGACCAATACCATCGGTTGCTAGCGTGGAATTAGGAGTACCGGGAGCACTCTGAGCACCGACGACAATGGCGCCAGCCTGTGAACCGTAACCCATGATTAGTTATCCCCTTCGGTATTAGCCTGCTGAGTAAAGCTCGGGAAACCGGTAACAGGATCTTCCGTATTAGCGGTGTCATCCGTATTAGCGGTGTCGTCCGTATTGGCGGAAACTCCACCGGTAGAATTCTCGGTTTCCTTGGGCGGCGCTGAGTTCTGCTGCTGAGCAACACCAGCAAGGAAATTCACGCGACTTTCAATAGCCTTAAGTTCCGCAGTAAGCTGCGCACCCTTAATGTTATTCTCTCGCTTCTTTGCTTCATCATGCTGCTGCTGCTGAAGCTCAACCTCTAGTGCTCGACCTTGCTCAACCTTTTCCTGCAAAGCCAAGATATCCTCATCGGAATAATCGGGCATTATGCCTAACCTTTCATTGTAGCGTTGTCTCTGCGTGGAAATCGACTGTAGAAAGAAACGCAAATTGATTATTGTATTCGGTATTCATGAATACTTGTCTACTAATATTCCACTTCTTGAGTGTTTCTCTGACTGGCGAGCCGAAACCTGCGTGAGTAACCTCCAACTGTGGTAATGCTAGCGCTAATGCCTGGTCCCGGTAAAGCATATGGCGAATCATGCTACTCAGCACCGAGTGGGTCGCAATACCCTCTTCTTCATCGGCAGAAATTACAAGCGCCTGAATTTCAATGGTATACGACTGGCGTGTAGGCTCTACCGGTGAGCGACCGAATCCCATTTCCAATGAGGATTCATCTGGCGTCCACATTCGAGGCGAAACACCGATAGAAATACTGCCATCAGTAATCTGCAATGGACGCTTGAATACTCTAGCACCCTCAATAAAATTCTCGGGATCATTAACAGGGTCACCCTGATCGGGAGCAATAAACTCCATTGCAGCTGCAATCAGATTAACAACATTGCCTGGAAAATGTGGTTTATTGAAATCAATAGCATCATTGGGGTTCATTAGAACAACTCCCCTAATACTGATGCATTAACATATGAAATCACGTAGGCAACGTCCGTCTCATTCATTCCGACCACCTCGCGGGCTGGTCCTTTAAGCTCTCCACCAGCTTGCTTAAGTCGGATGAGCATATCGTTAGGTGGAGCATTTCTACGCGGATAAGCCATAGAAACAAATGCTCCACTACCGATAACATCAGGAACCGAAGGAGTCATGTAATCCTTCATCTTTCCTGTGCGAACGTTAATAGGTGCTGGCGGGAAGCCAAGGCTACTACGACGGCTAATTGTTGCCGGAGCCAATGGTGCCCACTTATTGCCAAATGGATCAGATTCCGCGCTGAACATATTTTCAGTCTTATTGACAAAATAATGATGAATGCTATTCATCGTTGCAATAAGAGCATGGGCACTTACGCCCTGTTCAATGGTTGTAAGCTTATCCTTAACAGGCCGAAAATTCGCCTTAACGGTTTTGCCTTTAGCAACCGCCATTAGAAAATCCTGTCAATCTGTGGATACACTAGACCACCTGGCATATTACTCGGATGCAAGGAATGCCCATAGAAGGCGTCTACAAAGCTCCCAGGCTCTTTATTAATAACCGATGGTCCGGTGGGCTGATCATCGGGGTCAGCATCTTCACTCGGCGAAAGATCGAGGACAATCTTTCCAGCAAGAATATCCTCAATTGCCTTATTGCCTTCACGCAAGTGATGGAAACCATATGCATGAAGCTGGGTATCTTCTCCACCAGCAGCAGCGTCAATAACCAACTTGCCGATAGCAAGATATTTATTAATACGCTTCAATGCTGCTGCGGTAAAGCTACCAGGTTCCGGCTCAAGAGGCAGTGCAAAAATCGCACCTAATTTAGCATCAATATCATCTGCCGTATCATTGATGTATCGCTGCTTAATTACTTCTGGCGTACCCAATCCTCTGGGCAGAGCAATATTGCCAATCTGAACATCATTGACTTCACAATATGCCACTTTGCACCGCCTCTTGAATCAGAATCTATTTACGGAGTTTCCGGTTCCTCTTCCGGTTCAGTCGGCTTGGGAGCATCGACATGACTCGCGTAATTCTGGTAAATCGGGTCAACCCCGACAAACCCTTCGGAGCTATCGTTATACACATCGGCAAACGTTGCGGTCTCCGCTGCCAGGAAATTAGGAGTACCAGAGGTATCAACCGTGGGTCCGCTGGGAGTATTCGGCTTGGTACTCGGGGCAACGGCAGGCTTTGCCGGACTACCCATATTCGGAGGCGTGGTAGACTTGGTGGGATTACCCTGCTTGGTGTCAGCCATTTTATTACTCTTTCTATATCAGAAGAAAAGCCGAAACAAGCTTATTGTATAAACTTGTTTCGGCTTTTCTATTGGCACTGATTTAAAGCGTGACGTTCCAGTCGAACGTCTTATCCATATGCGGGAAGACCGGGAACGCCTTAACGCCCGAACCAACAACATGCTGCCACGGATCAGTTTCCTGCTGCTCCCAGGAGTAGAATCCGGGGGTGAAATCGCCCATCGGATGCGGCGAAGTCAGGGTCTTGGAGAAACCAATGTCGGTGTTATCCACCAACTGAATGGTCTCATCACTCGGCAGGAATACAACCTTGTTCTGCGGCAGGTAGCGAATATTCTCAATTTCGCCAGTGGCCTGATTACGAGCACGGAAAACGTTATCGTTCGTGTAGAACGTAACGCCAGTCTCACGCTGCAAGATATCAATTGCAGCCTGCGGACCCCAGCCTTCCATGACGTAACGCGGGTCCACACCTGCGGCAGGTGCAAATCCGGTACGCGGAATAAACTTCTGAGAAAGGTAGATGGTATTCAGGAACTTGCGCGAGCACCACGCCTTATCAATACGAACGCCCTTATTCTCCCACATCCATTCAACGATCTTAAGAACGTCACCAATGGGGTCCATATTAGCGGCATTGCCACTATTGTATGCACCCGATGCAGGGGCCTGATTCTTTTGACCGGTAGGACGCTTGAAATCAACCTTCCAGCTAATCTTGCCATCGACGTATTCAATAACGCCGGTAACAATTGCCTGCCAGATCAGCCACTCGATACGATTATCGAGCCAAAGCTTACGACGCTCGGTATCGCGGTCCATCTTGGTAGCAAAGCCATCAATAATGGAACGAATATACAGCGGCAGTCCTGCGCCAGCGCCTTCAAGGAATGCGGCAGCATCACGCATCTGTCGATAACGGGTCACATCAGAAGCCGTGTAGGCATTCTTAATAGCCCAATCAACGACGCTTGCGCGCATCTGACCGGTAATATCCTCGGTGAACTGGAAGAGTTCAGACTCGGCATCTTCGGCGCGAGCGGGAGCGAGACCGCTACCGGTGGAATTGATGAAGTCAATAACCACGTCATCGGAATCAACCTCAAGCCACGGAGCAATACTCAGGCCAGTATGCGCCTCGGGCGGGGTTAGTTCACGAATAAGGCCGATATGCTGTTCCTGTGCAACAAGCTGCCCAAGAGAAGCGCCAGCGGCGTACTGATTAATCCCCATACCTTCCAGCATGGGGTCCGGCTTACTAAAGGCACCGGCGGCAGGATTGGTAAATACCTGTGAACCGCCGCCACTTCCAGCGCCCTTACCGGCACCATTCCATGCCACACCAAGGGGCTGGAAATCCGTATAAACGTTAGACATGTCTAAGAATCTCCTTATTTGCAAAGAACGTCGAGACCCTTGCCGCCACGCAATGCGTCGGCGACATTATCGGGCATAACAACACGGTCACCATTGGCGTCACGAATAAAGCACCACGCCTGCTTAACGACACCATGATAAAGGGCCGCAACCTCAATATCACGCTTGCTAAGCTGCCAAGGGGCAAACGTGTCATTCACTCCGACAATATTTGCCAGCGTGGCACGACCATCGGTTGCACCGGTCTGGAAAACTCCAACCTTGCCCGAATTAGGACCACTGGTAATCTTAGCTAGAACCTCACCGGACTGCAAAATCTTCTCGGTGTGAACATCACCGGTTCCATCGGTCCAATCCTCTTCGGGAAGCGTCTCATGAGCAAAGGTGTAACCCTGTAACTGCTTGTTCCGAGTAGAATGGAGATACTGATTCTTGCCGAACGGAGTCGATTTAACCTGATCCGGCTTATCGAAAGAAGGCATTTTTATTTAACCCCTAACCTTACAGAGAGAAATTCGGATCAATTGCAATGACAGTCTGGTAAGCCGGAGTCTTCTTAATGACCTCCGCAGGCTTACGAATTCGCTGCAACGAAGCGATAATGCCCTTATTGTATTCAAGAACCTTATTCTTCGTCTCATCGCCACCACCGGGGGTGGTCTGCTCACCGGGAGCCTGATTGCCATAGTTATTAAGAAGCGCCTGAGGTGCCATCTTGTCGTACACCTTTTTGGCTGCCTCGAACTGGTCATCGGTATACATACCAAAAAGCGCCAGCGTGTCATCCTTCGAGGATGCAAGAATCTTCTTGTCCTCAACAAGCTTGTTCACATAATCGGCGCGAGCATTCTTAGAGGCACTATCCTTGAATTCCTTAAGTGCGGAAATCTCGGTGTCCTTGGCAGTCAGTTCGGCTTGAGCCTGTGCAAACTGCGCATCAACCGTAGCCTTCTGGCTTTCCAGGTCAGTGATATACCCCTGAACCCGACTAAAGTCCTGGGTATCATTTCCACCAATCTTGAAGGTGAAAAGATTCGGCATGGACGAACCACTCATGTCTTTATCCTTTGTTTCTGGTTTCTTGCTGAAAAAGAATCCCTCTAGACCTTCAACCTTTTCATAAGCATCCAGTCCCTCAATGGCAGGAATATCCACGTAAGCTACGCCGAGCATTACTGGACCAACCATAGCTCCTGTATTATCCTTGTACGGACCAATTTCAGCCGAACGATTCAGATACAGGCCAGATTCAATCTTTGCGATTGCATCCTTATCGAGGATAATAAGGTCTGAGATTACATATGTATAAGTATTATGGTCGTGTGGTGCCTCTCTATTTTCGGTACGGATATCCTCAATGTACCCAATAACGGACTCCATACGACCATTATTAAACGTATTGGGATGACCGGCACGAACAACAGGACGCTCGAATACCTTTGAATCCTTTAGGTAATCAAAGTTCCTTACGATCGTTTCAACAAGAAACTGATCAAAGGTTGTAAGCTCACCCATTGAATCTTCAAAAGACCCCGATCTAAAGATCGGAAAATCCTTTACACGAAGATAATCGTGACCGTTATTCTGACCGTGTTCAAAATTTGCGATATTGACACCAGTGACCTCCGAGTCAGCGAAAAACTGACCGGCGATGCTGGCATCCAGTGTCAATGTCATAGTGCCACCCAGAGTAACGTAATCGAACTATCCCTGGCTACCATATCTTCCCCTTCATCCAGCCAGCGCGGTCGGCGGGCGCACTCCGTGCGTCGCCTTTATGTTATCCCGATTCACGAACGAAATCTTGGTAAACCTGAAACAATCCCTGCACCGCATATGGACCGTTCCATCCTGCATAAACCATTCACCATAGACGCGCTCTCCTTTGTACACCTTTACATGTACATAAGGCTTGTTGTTGGTATCCAGACCATAATATCCCAAAAGGGGGTGCCTAGAGCATACGCACCTACAGGGATTCTTTGTCTTAACCCGCATAGTTATGCTCCAAACGATCCATATGACTGGTGATTACCTCTTTAAAGAAAACCCCTGCATCATCACCGATCCCGATTGCTTTCGCGTTATCGAATGCAGCTTCAACCTCTTGGGTAAGCTCACGGTAATACTGATTGGAATCCCCTGGGTTGGTAAACCCTCCGCAAAGGTCGGTATTGAACCAATCCGCATACCGTGCCTTAAATCCGGTATCAGGCTTGTCACGCCCCGATTCATATTGCTGAGCAATACGATCGGCAAGACCGGCTGCAACCTTAGTCTTTTTATCGACACCCTTGGGACGCTGAGTGCGCTCAGGGCGACCTTTACCAATGCGCGGGTCAGTTTGCTTAGCGCCGGGTGCGGTATTGTCATCAGGATTATCGTCAGGATTGGGAACGTCAAGCGGTTCCTTGATTTCCTCAATCTTTTCGATAGTAAGACCAAGCTCTTGCCCCAATTCGACTTCATCGAATGTGACATTTTTACCACTAATAAGTCCAGTAATGATTCCACGAATGGTCTCGGGATCAGTGGCACCAAGCTTGCGGAACTTAATCTCAGGCGGTTTAACCTTATCGCCGAAGTTATACAGAGCCATTGGGTACAGAATGTACCGGTCAATGTATTCCTTCATGTCTGCCAACACAGCGTTAATCTGACGGAAATACATTTGAGTATGAGTAACGCCTAGATTAAACGATCCGCCATCACCGGTCTGGGTCATAAGAACCGGGGTGAAAAGACCTAGAGAGATTTCCTGGTCAAGCCTACTCATGTAGCGCTCAAAATCAGCGCCACGCATTTGACTTTCCAGGTATTCAAGGGTGTATTCGTAGTCGCTATCGTTATCCATGCCGGACTGAATTTTGTCATTAGGCAAGACACCAATGGCACCGCTGCGCATAAGGCTACCAACATGCTGCATAAGTTGGTTGCCTTTAACCTTGGTATTATTAATCGTTACTTCGTCGTCAAACGGCGCTCGCGCAAGAATCGCCGGTTCTCCAAAACGCTCATAATAACGATTGGCAAACACATGCACAAGAAGAGAGAAAAACCACGGCTGAAAGACTGCATTGAGCAACTTCTTTCCGTACATATTTCCGGTCTCCTGCAATAGCGGATACCAGAAAGAATTCTCTACCGGAATGTCCTCATATCCGGCCTGCTTGATTCCATCAAAAATCTTAGCAGTCCTACGTCCACGTACGCTATTAGCGTTCTGGACTTCAAGCTGATCATCAAGACCGATTCGAGTGCCGCCGACAGCGGGAATCTTTTTCCATCGCGGAGAGCATTCCTCGGGCAGCATGTCTTTGATCTTGGTCAGCATCACCTTCCCGGCAACGTCATCATTCTCCCACTGCAAAGCATTAGGGGAGTATCCTGACCAAAACGAAATCGACATAGCCCTAACTAAACGAGTCCAAATCTTACGAAGATTGTCCTCGCAGTGCTGAGCCACCTTTTTATCTTCGCACTGGACAGTAAAGTCAACCTGGTGAATCATGAACGTCAGCAACGACAGTGAGCTATTTACCTGATAGTGATCACGCATCATGCGGTAATCACTTAGGCGAAGTTTACTAGTATCAAACTGTAGATGATTATTAGCCGGTAGAAGCTGAGCCTTCATGAGGCTTAGGTTTGACCATCCCCCAATTTCGCCAACCTTAGGCTTCTTAGAAGATTTGACTTTTGCCTTAGCATAGTCACTAGAAATAGGCTGCCCATTAGGGCCTAATAGAACTGACATGCAATTTCCCAACTATTAATGCTTCGAGGGATGGCGATGCATTGCAAAAGCCAAGCCAGGTCGCGTCTTTGTCGTTGGATGGCAGTCTATAGCATTAATATGGGTCGCTACCAGCATAGAAAACCCCCGGTAGATGAGTCGTAGCCTCTGACAGGAGAAAAGGTTCATCTACCGGGGGTTTTGTGTGCGCCCGCACGTCACTGCTGGGCAATGTCCATGCTAGCTCCCTAGCTGCCCATGCGCAAGCGCTTAAATGGGTCTCGCTCGATGGGGGGCAGACCTAGATTACTAAGATCATTAGTAAACGGATCGTATTTCTTAGCCAATTGCTTTTCTACATCATCAGGCAATTTTTCTGCTACAGAAATCTGTGACAAATCCTGATCGTCTTCCATAAGTGGTACCTTGCGATCACCGCGCGCTGCACCACGACGGTAGGAATTGTTACCCATCAATACATGCACAACTCCGGCCAGCGCATCCGCGAGGTCTTTCGATCCATTTGGCGGGTGATCAATCTTCAGTCCAACGTCAGAAAGTTCCATCAGTTCTTTCTTGACGATATTAACCTTTTCCAAATCACCCTTATTCAGATACGTCAGATATGCCGGAAACTCAATACGGCGTTCATAGATAGCCTGACGCAAATCCTCATACGGACCCTTCTTTTTGTCCATAGAAAGCTCGGCAGTATTGAACTTCTTTTTCTTGAGAATCTGCACAGAGTCAACCGACTGGAATCCGTCGTAGGTAACAACGCCTACCTTGAATCCTAGGTCGTCACGAATGTTATAGATAATCTGACGGAAGTCACTAAGCATTAGCTGCTGTCCACCGGATGGTTTCATACGTAGCAAAAAGTCAATGACTATGTACGGCTTGATTTCACCGTCAACATCAACGATTTCCGAAACATGCCCCATCGCCATGCCCATTGCATCTCCATGAGACGCGTATGCAATGTCAACGTGTATAGCTCGCTTAAGAGCGTCTGTTGCGAAGAAATCTGGATGAAAGCCTGGGTTAGTGGTATCGGAATCAACCGTATACTTGATATCGGCAAATCGCTCGGCCCATTTATTCTGTGCGTCGTCGATACGGTCGACCGCCGTAATAAACGGATCTTCGACTGCTGGAGGAATGCCAGCGTGGTCTCTGAGAGCTTTAACCGGATCATTCTCAAAATCCTTTTTGTAAGCTACCGGGATTTCAATGATATTGGGTGACTGCACGGCTTGCGCCGCAAGTGGCGGCACAATGACCTTACGAACAATGTCGAAATGGAATACCTCAATCTTACCCGTCTTACGATTACGGTAGTACTCCTTGCCGCGAGACTCCCAGATATTCATAAAGACGACAACGGCCTTGTCGTCTTTTTCCAGGTCTTTCTTTTTGCGGGCCATGAACCCGTCTTGTTTCTTCATCTGGCCCATGACCATCAGAAGACCGCGCGTATCCCCGCGTGTAGGATCAGTAAATCGAGACGAAATACGAGACTCGATAGTGTTCCAGCCTGCCTCGGCGTAATCCTTTGTGTCCGTTTGCTTATGGGAATCACCCTCGTCAATCACTCCACCGAGAATGTCATAACCCTCGAATGCAGTTTCTTCTGATGTGCCAGGCACTAGCCAAATATGACGCGGGAATCGCAACTGATTCTTAATGTTCGATTCACCCTTGCCTTGGTTAGGCAGAGCGTTGGCTTTGAACCATACTGAGTTCTCCACCATAGCTTTGACTTTACCGAACAGGACTTCTCGTGCCTGAGTTGCCTTGGTGGACATAATCATAAAGGCAATAGGCGAATCGGGCAGAAGCTCGAAATATGCCTGCGGATCATGTAGACACGAAACCCAATGCACCATGTAACTCAACGCAACAGCCGCTAGCGTTGATTTACCGACACCGATACCACCGGTAAACATTGCGCGCCGGGCAACAGAGACACACTCGGGATCAATATCATCGCCAAAAATGTCTATCAACGCTTGCTTAACACCAGGTCGAATTCCCACACCCTTAGGCAGATTAGGGTTCTGAGTCGGGTCCATATCAAGATAACCCGGCCCCAGAAATTGTTCCATAGTAGCCGGTTTCTCATCGAATTCCGGGTTATTGATCAGCCATGCGGTATTATCCGGGGGCGGATTGTTGCCACCGGTTCCCCAGTTATTGTTGGCGATTCTAGGTCGTGGTGCCTGAATGGGGTTTGATTTCAGAACGCCGACCTTTTTGTTACGGGGAGGCATTAGAAAACAGCCTTACCGAGTTGCGGTAGATTCGACTTCTCCGCAATAAGGAATTCTTGCATGGTCTCTTGGGTAATGTTAGCTCGATTGTATCCCAGACTTTCCATGCGTCGAATCAAAGCTTGCTTATCACGATCATTCATCGTTTCAAGCTGTGGTCGGTTATCAACCTCGCCCTCAATAACCTGACCTTGCTGCGGTGCAGCCGGGATTGCAGGCATATTAATATTAACCTTAGGCTTAGTGAGGCTCGGGTCTTTAAGCTTGGCAACCTTTTCACCATGAGCCATAACCGAATTAATCTGCTTGGCAATCTGAGCCGGGGTTAGGTCTGGCTTTTCACCATCAGCAATCTGGCGCTTACGCCTTTCAAGCTCATTTTCAAGAATAACCACCTCTTCAACAAGAAGGTACTGCATACCCTCTACGATATCCTTAGCTTTATCTGACTTGAACTTCTTGATAAGTTCGGAGCCTTCGCTTCCATCCACGATGCAGAGACCGCCTTCTCTATAAAGCTTGCAGCTATAATTAAGTGTACATTTATCACAGATAACAGCATCGCCGGTAATGAACCGATGCTGATCAGGACGGGCGCGATTTTTTCCCGCACCGGTAAACACAGACTTCTGCGCGCGAGGGTTTTTCTTTCCGGTATCCCGGAAGTTGTGACAGAAAAACATACTACTTACGTCACCATGATCCAGCATTGATGCCGTAACATAGGGAGTAAGCGGAATTTTACCAATCCTGTCGTAATACTCTTTATTGAGCGCAGGAGTAATTTTTAACATCTTAAAGCTCAGTGCTAGATTGGAAATACCGGGATATCTGTCCCTATATTTCTGCCACACTCCCCAATTCGATCCGCCACTATTGGGCTCATAAGTTCGACCATCAGGGAACATAATCTCGCGCTCATAGAACATTCCAGCAGAGCGACCACCACCAGCGAATCCCATGCAGTAATACATCTCGTAATCGAATGTACCGAACGGAATGATAGAAAGCGTGTCGCGCATCTTTTCCTGCGCTTCGTAGAGCCAGCGGACTTTCTTGGCATACGTATTATGCCACAGGTTGATAAACGTCCTAGACTGAACATCAATGTGAACAAAAATCTTGTCGTATTTATCCACAAGCTCTAGGAAACCTTCAAGAGTTCCCTCGGTAATATTCCAGTATCCGGCTTGCTGAGTTGATAGCGGATCAGCATAAGTGATCTTGGCAGTCTTGTTTTTGGTGTCTATATAGACGTATTCTTCCCAACCCTTGATCGTTTTATTCAGATAATTCGGGGTGAAGTCTCGGAAGTCAATAAAGTTCTTGATCCCCCCTATAATTGCCCTACTAGGGCGACGCTTGCGGTGGTACGTGAGCGCCTGGGAGACGTAGGTCTGGTAGTCGTCGCCGGGGAAGTGGGTCACGGTCGCGTCTCCTTGTATAAACAAGCCTTGCAGAGTAGGGTGGCGCAGGTAGCAACGCCGACAGGAGTTTTAATGAAAGAGCTTACAAATCTCATTGCGTCTCGCTTTATTGCACGCACTGATTGCTATGCAATCCAGCGCTCTAACGGGGCATATAACCCAGTTGAGGAACCAATTACCCGCAGTGTAGTGGAAAACCACCTACAGGGCAACGCGACCTATGGACACTACCTGCTAGGACCGAATAATCAGGCCAAGTTCTTCTGTTTTGATATCGACCTACAAACAGAAGGAATGTATTGGGTAGAGCCGGATTTGGCTCTTATGCCTAGCGACGTCCAGGAAATTAGCGACATGGACGCGTGGTACGCAGAGAATAAGCAAGGTCCATATTCTATTAATCCTAGGCAAGCCTGGAAGAATCGTGACCCGCATTCGCGGCCCTATTTCAAAGAACGTTTCCGATACCTGGGTGAAGTGCTCACTAAAACAATACATGATATGGGCGTGCCAACGTGTATGACCTATTCCGGCCACAAGGGTATTCATGTGTATGGGTTTACTGGGTTGGCCGATGCTTCCATGATTCGTCTACTGGCTAATCAGGTGCTTGATGAGACCGGTATTTTCATGCCCGGTAAGGGATCGAATTTCTTTGTCGATAAGACTGGTGAGTTTCCCGGACTCGAACTAGAGCTTTTTCCTAAGCAAGATGAAGTCAAAGAGGGCCATTACGGCAATCTCTTGCGGATGGAATTCGGGGTTAATCTCAAGTCTCCTAAAGACCCATGCTTTGTTATTAATCAGACGCTGGCACACACCGAGCTGGCTCCGCATCCTAAACCTACTCAGGTCTTGGAATCAGGGAATCCGTGGATGGATATTGTATGAATATTAGTAAACTTTCTTTTGATGACTTACTCTACGCTAGCCTTTGTGAACACTTTAGGTCCACTGGTGTACCAGAAGAATATGTAGACGAAAAAGCAAAGCATCTAGTAAAAGTTGCCAATGATGTTGCAAGTCAATTTGATAAGAAGGTAGAACAGTGAAGGATATTAATCCAGAGACATTCGAGCTTAATCTCAGAGAGCTTACCGACGAGAAGTGCCGAGTTATTTATGGCATGAGTCTTGAAGAATTTAAGGCTGAATATAAGGCCCTTACCGGTGAGGATATTCAGTGATATATTACGGCACTGTATTCTACTGCGACTGCAATGATTGCGGTGCTAGCCTCACCACCTACAATGGCAGTAGGGCTTTTATTCATCAAGAGCATTTGCTTGATCGTTTCAAAGACATGAAGTGGGATATAAACTCAGCGGGTATAACGAGGTGCCCTGACTGCTTTCAGAAGCTACTGAAATCCATAACAGAAGCTAAGACAGGGTAAACCATGCGGCCCGAACTCGTTATTTTCCTAATCGTGTTTCACATTATTGCCACTCTTGCAAGTTTTGTGATCATTTACGTGGGGTTAAGGTTCCTCTGGGAACGTCATAGGAAAGATTTCTGGGCTGTAATAACCATCGGGGGGATGGCTCTTATAGGCAGTGTGGCTGTACTAGTCACACTTATCGCAGAAAATTAACAAGAAATAGGGTGCAAAATGGGCGATTTCGAGGGTGAAATCGGCGCGAAAACGTGTTCAAAATGCGGAAAAACTAAGTCTTTGACCGCATTTAACCGCAGAAAAGTCTCCAAAGATGGCTATAGAGGTCAGTGTAAAGCCTGTGAACACGAATATTACCGCAATTATAACCTAAATCAGCGTGATATTTCCCATCTTTTGAGCGAAAAAGAGGAAAAAACCACCAAAAAGACTGCAAAATGCTCGAAATGTAGTGAAACTAAGCCTATTTCGCAGTTTCCGGTGGAAAATCGTGGTCATAAAGGCTATCGGAACTTCTGCAAGCAATGTCAGCGTAAGTATTGGCAGGAATACTCTGCTCAGTTTGAGGAGATTGACTGATGGTTGCTCCGTTCATGAAAAAGTGCCAGCGCTGTGGTACCACTAAGAGTTATTCGTGCTTTAACAAGCGTGCAGCATCTAGTGACGGATTGCAGAGCTACTGCAAGGAATGTGTCAAAGCATATCGGGATAATAAGCGATATGTAAAGAAGCCTGATACCGCTCCCGTAGGCCAAGACCGCATGTGTTCCACATGCCGCAATGTTTACGATATCTCCTGCTTTCATAAAAAGGGCGGCGGGAAGATTCGTTCTGAGTGCAAGTTTTGCGTATCCGCTAGGTGGACACGCTACTCGCAGAATAAGGCAGGATAAGTGTCTGAACCTATGAATGTTTTTGACGCTAATCCGGCACTTAGGGCCAAGATCGAGGCAAAGCTTGCCGAGCAAAAAGCTGCGCAGGTTCAAGCCCAACCTCCGGTTATGCCTGTTCCTATTAACCCGCCTTCGTCGGGTTTGGAATTGGCGGAGTTTACCGAAGACACTATTGACGACGGTGCTAAGTCCAAGCTCAAAAACTACGATATCACCCAGGCATACCTGCGGTGGTTTTCACCCAAGGACATGAAGGATTCTGGCAATGGCAATTACCTTACTAACTGCTTTAATAGCAATGGTCACAGCAACGGGGACAGTAATCCTTCACTCTGCCTTAAGGTCGGCGAAAACGTCTACACGTGCTACGGATGCAATATTAGTGGCGATATGGTCGACCTGGCTGGTGTTCATGCTGGCATTAGTGATGGGGTTAACGGAACACCAGATAATCTAGTCCACGAAATCGTCAAGACCGCCTGCATGGACTTGTTTCCTGATATGCAGTCAGGCTGGAAACAAGTAGGCGATAAAAACACCTGGATTTATGATCCCAGTCAGCACGCACAAATTGTTGCACCTGCCGATCCGACCAAGGTTGATGACGACGATACAGACGACGACTTCGACAATGCAGAACTTGAAAAGGTAGCCCAATATGGAATCGCCCTGGATTGGAAAGAGTTTTTCCGCCCCACTACACCTGGATACAATTATATGTCCACACTATGCGGCGGGGAAGTGCCAGACGAATATCACTTCTGGAATTACCTCTGTCTTATCGGGGCTATCTGTGGAAGAGATGTCTTCTTTCCTGATGAGGTTGATGTATATGGAAACCTCTTCACATGTATTGTTGGAAAGAGCGGTGGCGGCAAATCCCGGTCAGAAGCTTTTCTTAATAACATCATCGAGAACTCTGTCCCTTTTAGATTTGGAGACAAAGATCAGCGAGGGGTCAAGATCATTGAGGGGGCCGGTTCAGGCGAGGCTTTGACTGCTCAGTTCCAGCACCATATTAAGACAGCACCTTTGCAGGCTCTTAATATGGGCACAACTAATCAGAAGTCCACGCCAACAGCCAAACCCACTATTGAGAAGGTAGATAATGTACGCGGTATTGTGCGCTACTCAGAGTTTTCTCATATCGTGGCTAAATCGTCGGTAAAAGGCTCAGCGCTAGAGTCAATCTTGCAGCAGCTTTATGACACGGCTGATCGTCCTGTTGGTGGATTTTCGCAGAGCGGTGGAGACAATAGGGCGTATAAGTATTTCGCCTGTGTCAATACCACCACTCAGTTTAAATCTATCCGCAAACTGATTTCCAATGACCAGGTTGGTTCGGGATTTATTAACCGCTGGGTCTTTGTAATCGGCACCCCGAAACAGAAGACCTCGCGCGGTAAGCGTCCGATTATTTCCAATCTGTACTCGGATTTCATCAAGCTGTCGAACTGGGCGTACTCAGTCAAGGTGGGCAACAACGGTATGGTGGATTTGCCGTCGTATGATTACCCGCTGTTCGATGATTACTGCATCAATGTGGCCGGAGCCAAAGAAGATGAGTCGGATATTTTGGGCCGTTCACGGTTGCTCTTAAAGAAGCTTACGCTTCTTTTGGCAATCAATAACCGCGAGACTATTATTTCTGACCAGACCATCCTGGATGCTCAGAAGCTTTTCGAGTACACGGTGCGCTGTTCGGAATTCGTGGAAGGAACAATTAAGACTTCTGAGAGTACGCTGTTTGAGCGCGAGGTTTATGACTTCGTTCTCAAAGAACAAGGCACATTCTCTACCGGTCATGAAAAGGGTCCGAATATCAAGAATATTATGCGCCGGTTCCGAAAGAATCCTGAGGTTACAATGGAGAAGGTTACCAGAATTCTACGCAATTTTCAGGCGGCAGGTATGATTATTTCCAAGCAAGATAATCGCCCCGGACCAGGACGCAGACTCGGATTAATGTATATAATCCCACAAGACCAGCGTTAGATTCCCGCCCTTAAACGAGACCCCGGCAGAGAACTTTTGCCGGGGTCTCGTGGCGTCTCCGGCCAGGATTCCATTCTTGGCCGAATTAATTACGGGTCGAAAATCGTATAATCTTCGCAGGTCAGGGTACGTTTTTGGGTATTTCTTGGTTTCTTGGTCCGCCCCTATATATACATACCCCTACATACCCCTACCTACACAGGGAGAGAGGTAGGTAGGGGTAGAGGGATAGGAATAGGGACCAAGATATATATATAAACTACTAAAAATATATATCTACCTGCGTATATATAGTGGTCTCAATAGTGGTCGATGGTGGTATCGGTGCAGGTCGATAGGTGGTCGGAGCTGGCGCAAGCCTCTGACCTGGGCTTTTGTGATTTGGACTGTTGATTCTCTCCTGTCGGTAGCGCTTGATCATGGCATTTACGCTTGTCTGCTCAGGCTCGCTGGTATTCAGATGGGTATCAGAGGCACCTTTTTACTCCTGTCTGCTCTAGCCTGCTGGATATTAGGTGGGTATCAGAGGGGGATAGAGCGCCGCTTTTCGACCTCTCCCCTTTCCAAAAAATTAATCCCATATCGAATGCCCTGCGCGATAACCGACGTTATCGAGCATGGTCGACGGAATAGATAAATGGGCCAGAATTCGATATCCCGGTATCATTTATGGAATTCGAGAAATGCCATTACCCACCATTCCCATGAATTCGGCAAGAATTCACGGAATGCTGATCGAATTTCGCGCGAATTCAAAACAAAAGTAAATGCGAGAAATTCGAGT